TGCGTGGTGCAGCCCGAGGACGCGATCGACGGCGGGAGACCGATCCCGTTGCAGTGGTCGGCTCGCGGCGTGGGGAGGTACTGATGCCCGTCGATGGAATGGACGACATCCCGGACACCGGCTCGGGGATCGGAGGACGCGTGCTCGCCACGGAGATCAAGCTCGCCCAGCTGATGCGAGACCAGAAGGCGGTCGAGCAACGCCACGAGCGGCTGGAGTCGCGGATCGAACGGTTGTTCTGGGTCGTCCTCGGCGGCTCGTTCGCCGTGATGGTCTCGGTCATCTCGGCGGCGATCTACGTCGGCGGCCGGTTCCAGGCGGTGGAGGACATCGAGCGGCGCGTGACGCGCATCGAGGATCGTCCTACGCTGACGAGCACGAGCGGAGGAACGCACCGATGAAGCGCGAGACCTGGAGCCCCAAGCACACGATCAACCTCGCGGTCGTCCTCGCGGCGATCGCGGCGGTCGTGCTCCTCGCGATCTTCGCCGAGGGCGCGCACGTCACCGAGATCCTCGCGTTCGTCGGCGGCCTCCTCATCCCCGGCTCGCCGGTCTCGACGCTCCTGGGCACGGGCGAGCGTCCCGATCCTCCGCGGCGTGTTCCTCCCGGTTGACGCGCAGATCGCGCGCCCGCAGAATCGACGGCGGGTGCCCGAATGGGCGCTGCTATCGCTCCAGGGCACCTAGACTCCCCCCGGCGAATCACCGGGGGGTTTGTCTTTCCGTCTTTCGCGGTTGCGTCTTGAGAGGATCCGATCGATCACTCTGGCGGGGCCCCGTCCCCGCCCGGTGCGTCATAGCAGGACAAGCCGGGAACCGAGCCGAGCCGTCTACGTCGCCGTCGGAGGCGTTCGTGGGCGTGCGCGGAGTCATCGGCCCGTCTCCCGACTGGATCGCCTCCACGGGACGCGTGCGTGATCGCCGAGGCATGGGCCCGTGCGCGTCTCACGCGGGTTCGGGGGTTGGCAGAAGCCAACGGGCCGACGCCATACCGGGACGCTCGGTGCTCTCCCTGCTCCTCCCGAGTCTCGGGGGGGTAGGGGGGGCGCTTGCCTCCCGAACGCCCGAGCGAGGCGCTCGGGGTGTTCGTTGTTGCCGAATCGCTCGCGTTCGATCAGAGTGCCTCGAATGCCGGGATCGCCCGGCGGAGAAGGAGAAGGACGATGGACGAGAACACGGTGGGCGCGCTCGCGCGCGCGAAGAGACCGGGAGTGCGGCTGCGCGCGGTCGCGAGAGAGGGAGTCGTCATCGTGACGGCGCGCTTCGACGGCGGAGAGGTCTCGACGAGGGCTCCGTTCCTCATGCTCCACGAGGCGCTCCTGGCTACGCTGCTCGCGATGCGGGAGGTCCGGTCGTGAGCCGCTCGTGGAAGCGGAGGGCGATGGAGGCCGAGCGGCTGCTGGCGTCGGTCTGCGAGAAGGCGCGCGCCTACCGCGACGTCGCCGAGGAGCCGACCGGCAACCTCGACACGATCCAGGACGTCGCTCGTGACGACCTGGAAGCCGCGCTCACCGAGGCCGAGCCCGTGATCGGGCGCGCGGGCCTCCGGACCGAGCCCACCGAGACCGAGAAGCGTGACGCGGCGCTCGACCTCCTCGCCGAGAAGCGCGCGGACCTCGTGCGGCTCGCTCGCTCGACCGCGATGGAGATCGCGAGCGCCAACGGCTCGGTGACGTCGCCCGAGGTGATCGAGGCGCTCCGCCAGAAGGGCCACGGGCGGACGCTCGACCTCGTGGACCGTCGGTTCATGGGCGTGGTGTTTCGCGCGGGGTGGCGCGCGGTCGGACGCAAGGCCGACGGCTCGCACGCGCGGACCGTCCCGGTGTGGGAACCCGTTCAGGCCGGCGCGGCGACGCGCTCGCTCCTGGGGCTGTGATGTCGACCAAGAAGGCCCAGGACGTCCTCGCGGCGCTCTACGTCATCCTCCCGCCGTTCCTCCGCGCTCCGACCGACGTGGAGGAGGCGCGCGCGCTCGCGCTGCTCGACCGGCACGAGGCCCGGCTGGAGGTTCTCCGAGCCGCCTGGGAGGCGCGCACGAACGCTCGGCGGACGTTGCTCGATGCGGAGAAGCTCCGAGCGGACCTCGCGCGGAAGTACGGGCGTCGGCCCTACGCCTTCCCCGACTACGAGGCGGCGCGCGATGCCGCACACGAGGCCGGTCGAGCCGCGGTGCGCGCAGATGCCGCGTTCGAGGTCGCCGTAATCGACGCGACGACGCCGGCTCTCGACCGAGAGAAGGTGGAGGCGCTCCTCGCCGGGATCGCTCCAGGCACCGAGGGCTTTCGGCGGCTCGTGGAGGCCGGCACGGAGAGCATCCGAGATCGGCTGGGAGAGAACAACCCGAGGGGAGGTGGCTCGTGAGCTTGAAGCGGCATCTCGTGACCTACTCGGAGGTCGAGACGTTCCGGACGTGCCCTCGGAAGCACCACTTCCGCTACCGAGAGAGGCTCCGGCTCCAGCGGTCGGGCGCGAGAACGAGGATCGGGCAGGCCTACCACCGAGGCGTGGAGGTCGGCGTGCTCGCGGGCTTCCGGTGGATCTACGACGCGCGCGGCTCCAACGAGGACGCGGCTAGGGTCGCGATCGCGGCCGGAGTCACGGCGGCGATCGAGCAGGTCGACCTCGACTGGAAGGAGGTCGACGCCTCGGTGCGAGACGACGCGAGAGAGGACGCCGAGCGAGAAGACGCCGAGGCGCGGCGCGTCCTCCCGTGGATGATCGAGCACTACTTCACGCGGACCGCGGCCGACTTCTCGCGCTGCGTCCCCCTCGCGGTAGAGCGCGTCTTCGAGGTGCCGATCGATCATCGCGGCGCGCGCGGAGGACCGCTGTGGCACGCGGGCGTGATGGACCTCGCGTTCTTCGATCTCGACTTCGGTGACATCCTCCTCACCGACCACAAGACGGTCGAGGTCGCTCCGTGGAACGTCGAGAAGCGGCTGGAGTTGGACCCGCAGATGGCGGGCTACATCGCGGCGCTCCGGGCGCTCCAGCGGCGCGGGAAGGTCCAGCCGCTCTTCCCGATGACCGCTCCGCTCGGGCTCGACACGGCCAAGACGGGCCGGGTGGTCTACTCGGTCATGCGGCGCGCTCGTCCGGAGGAGCCGAAGATCAACCAGGATGGGACCGTCTCGATCGCCGCGTGCGACACGACCGCGGCGCTCTACGCGGCGGCCATCGAGAAGCAGGCCGAGCCCGAGTGGCTCGCGAAGGGACGCGAGAAGGGCGGAGCCCGAGCCTCGGAGGTCGAGGAGCGGTGGCGGAACCTCCGGTTGAAGCAGGGCGCGCTCGTCGAGCGGCTGGAGCATCAGGGCGATCGGTTCTTCGCGCGGACCGAGTTTTGGAGGAGCGACGAGGAGATCGAGCAGTGGCGTCGTGAGATGTACGTCGAGGCCGGGCGGATCCGACGAGCGGATCGCGATCCGTCCGAGCGGACGCGTTCGCCCGGCGCGTGTACGATGCCCTGGTCTCCGCCGTGCGAATACCGGCTCGTGTGCCTCCAGGATGCGCCCGAGACGCGCTCGCAGTACAGGGTGGCCGAGGTCGCCCACGAGGAGATCGAAAGACGAAAGGACGGTGCGTGATGGCTCTCAGCGATGGTGGTGGACGAGGACACGACGAGACCGCGGCTCGGGTCGCGGCGAAGGCGATGAGCGACGCGAAGGCCCCGAAGAAGGGAGCCAAGAAGGCGGCGACCAAGAAGCCCGAGAAGGCGAAGGCGAAGCCGGAGAAGGCCGGCAAGCCCAAGAAGGGCGAGGAGGCGGCGGATCGGGCTCGGGAGGCCGTGGACAGCGACGATCTCGACTCGGCGAAGGCCGCGAAGCGGATCGTCTCTCGGTGGGACGCCTACCAGAAGGCGACCGGCGCGCTCCACGACGTCAACGTCACGATCCGCGACCGGAACAAGGCCGCGGAGGAGTCGTTCAAGACCGAGATCGAGAAGGGGATCGAGGCCGGCAACCAGGCCCAGGCCGCCCAGAAGCTCCACGACGTCGTGGACGCGTGGCAGGGCTGGCAGGAAGCCATCGCCGAGGGCGTGGAGGAGCGCAAGGAGGCGAAGGAGAAGCGCACCAAGGCAGAGAAGGCCTTCGAGCGCGCGGTGGAGGAGTCTCGTCAGATGACCCTCTTCGACAACGACTGATCGGAGCCGAGGCGGAGGAAGCGACGACGAGATTCTTGTTGCTTCCTCCGCGCTCCTGGTCCAACACCGGGATGTCGGCATCGGGCCGGCGGAGAAGGAGAAGTCGAGATGAGCGAGCGAGCGATCTGCCCCTACTGCGGCGACGAGGAGTGCGGCGGCGAGACCGGCGCGATGTGCGAGACGGCCTACGCGCTCGTCGGGAGCTACGAGCCTCCGAAGGCGTGGTGGGTGTTCTCCAACGGGCGCGCGATCTACTCCGAGCCGACCGAGGAGCAGGCCCGCAAGCTCGCGGGCGAGTGGCGCTCGGAGATGATCCGGCGCGGCAACCCCGAGCCCCGGATGCAGCTGGAGCACGCGGTGTACCCTCCCGCCGAGACCTACGGACACGGGTGGGTGCCCTCGTCCGCGGCGATCGCGATCTGAGCGTCGCGCCGAAGGGCGCGAGCCGCGCGTGAGCCTCCCGCTCGCGCTCGGCTCGGGTTCTTCGACGGGACCCCGAGGAGGCAAGCGAACGCCTCCCGACGAAAGGAACGGACGAGATGGAACGGATCGACGACAGGCCCGAGGAGAGGCTCCTGAAAGCCCTCATCTACGGCAACCCCGGCACCGGGAAGACGAGCATCGGCGTCACGGCTCCCGAGCCGCTGATCCTCCTCAGCGAGCGCCAGGGGATGACCCACATCCGGCACGCGGCGGCTCGGCTGGGGATCCCGACGCCGAGGACGCTCCTGATGCGGACGGCGCAGGACTACCGCGACGTCCTCCGGACGCTCCGGATGCCTCCCGCCAAGGACTTCGTGGTTCGCGACCGGGACGGCAACGAGATCGTCCGCTTCCCCGGTTGGTGGCCGAAGACCTGCGTCGTCGACTCGATCACCGACGCGATGAAGATCTTCGCCGACGAGGTGCAGCAGCAGTCCCCGCCGAAGAACGGCAAGGACGGGCTCCCGGTCCTCCCCGAGAGGTACTGGGGCGTCCTCATCGATCGGTGCGAGAAGTTCGTGCGCCTCTTCCGCGACCTCCCGATGCACACCCTCTTCCTCGCGCTCCTCGCCGACGATCGGAAGGAGGACGACGACGACGAGGAGAGCGCGAAGGTCGGGCCCCAACTCGCGACCAAGGGTCTGCGCGGAGTCGCCTCGGCGGCAGTGAACGTCGTCGGCGTGACCTACCGGCGGGTGAAGCGCGCGAAGAACGACGAGATCGAGCGTCGCGACGGCCAGGTGGTCTACGAGTTCGGCGTCCTGACCTATGGGCCGGGCTACATGGTGACGAAGCCGCTCCGCCCCCTCCGAGACCGCGAGGTGCCCGACTTCGGCAACTGGATCGGGCGCGTGTTCGAGGGGCTCTCGACCGCTCCGGAGGCTCCCGAGTTCGTGCCGGGCTCCGAGGGGACGCCCGAGCCCGCTCCGGCGGCCGAGCCCGCTCCGGCGGCTGCTCCGCCGATGCCCGAGCCCGCTCCGGAGCCCACGCACGATCCGGCGGTCGACGGTCCGGCTCCGGCCGAGACGACTCCCGAGACCGAGGCGACCGAGGAGAAGCCGGCCACGAAGAAGTCGCGCCGCGGGCGCGAGGAGGGGGTGTGAGATGACGTTCAATCCCGGAAAGTACCGAGAGAAGACTAAGGGCGAGCTTCCGAGTGGGGGCGGCGGCGGAGACCTCCGCCCGATGCCGGCGGGCGTCGCGATGATCGCGATGACGTGGTTCAAACGGCAGAAAGCCTCCGACGGCGGACAGATGATCCGCGCCAAGTTCGAGTGCGTCTGGGGCCCGGCGAAGGGGAGGGGGTTCTTCACGTTCGTCAGCCTCAACTTCCGCAAGCCGATGGCGGCGGCGCGGTTCGCGGCCTACTGCCACGCGGTCGGGAACGAGGACCCGATCGACGAGACGAGCGACAAGGAGATCCGGAAGCGGTTCATGTTCCGTCCGTTCCTCGCGAAGATCACCGCGAAGCGCGAGACCTACCGCGGCGAGGAGCAGACGAGGAACGACATCGACCGATGGGAGGACATGACCGACGAGCAGCGGAAGTCGGCGGTGGCGTGGTTCGAGGAGCGGATGGAGGAGAACGCCGCTCGGAGCGCCACGCACGACTCGGCGCTCGGCGACTCCTACGAGGGCGACCCGGACGATCCGGGCCCCGACGACCACGATGCTTCTCCCTCCCGAGGTCGACGCAGCCACGACGACTTCGACGACGGCGGAGGAGGCGGCGGCCGACGTCGCGATGACGACGACATCCCGTTCTGATCGAGCGCGGGCTTGCCTCGGGGCCCGCGGGCTGCGAACCCACGCAGCGCGGGCCCCGAGCGGACGCAGAGGGACGAGACCTCGGTGAAGGAGAAGGACCAGAAAGACGGTCGCGCGCGCGCGATCGAGGCGATCGCCCAACTGCTCGTCCACGTCGCGAACGGAAGTCTCGACGGGCGAGGGATGGCGGCGGAGCTTCGACGTCTCGCCGATCGGGTTGACCCGCCTGGCTCGCAGGCACCGCTACCCGGCTTCTCCGAGCCGGAGAAGGCTCCCGACGATCGGGAGGTCGTGGACCGAATCTTTGCCTACTGGCGCACGCAGCTGGACCACCCGACGGCCAAGCTCACGCCCGAGAGGACCGCGAAGATCCGGGCTCGGCTCGCCGACGGATACTCCGAGGAGACCATCCGGAGAGCGATACGCGGGTGCGCGTCGAGCCCGCACCACACCGGCTCCAACGAGACCGGGACGCGCTACGACGACCTGACCCTGATCCTCCGGAACGGCTCGAAGCTGGAGCAGTTCGCGGCGATGGGTCGCGAGGAGAGGAACCCGCTCCCGACCGGGATGAGTGAGGCGAAGCGGGCCGAGATAGACCAGCTGGAGGCCGAAGCTATGGCCGCAATGGACCGAGGAGACACCGATGCCTACAACGCCGCGAACCGGAAGCTCGCCGATGCAAGGCGCGCTCGCTGACCTGGAGTCGAAGCTCGCGGCGATCTCGCCGTGGACGAGGAAGATCGGAGCGACGACCGACGACCCCGTGCAGAACGGGTTCCTGATGGCGGAGGACATCCGGAGAGGGATGAACCAGAACCTCCTCCGGCCGACCGCTCCCGATCGGCCGGCGATGATCCCGAGCACCGACGAGGAGGTGGTGGACCTCCTCCAGAAGACGTCGACGGACACGGCGTCGATGATCGACAAGAAGCTGGCGTCGGTCGTCGCTCGGTGGCGCTACGCGGTCGAGCGGAGTGAGTACGAGGCGGCCGAGCGGCTCCGGATGCTCATCTGGACGATCACGCTCTACCAGCGAGGCGACGAGGGGAGGCCGGAGGTTCGCTCGGGCATCGAGGAGGTCTCGGCCTTCATCCGGCGGAACTACGGGCTCACGATCCCGCCGATCCCGCCGGAGTACGTGTGCGGGTTCGGGAATCACCGGCTCGTCGAGTTGGTGGCCAGGTGGGATCTCTGCTCGTTCGCGGTCCGCCGAGGTCGCTTCGCCGTGACGCGAGGCGAGGAGCACAACGAGGCCGATCCGGGCTCGGAGCAGGTCGAGTGGGAGGACGTGTTCGGATGACGACGACGACGCGATGGGCCGGCCTGCTCGCCTCGGAGCGAGCGTGGAGGTCGGAGGACACCGAGGGCGTGAACCCGCTCCGGGAGACGCTCTACGGGCGTGGCTTCGTCGCGATCGACGGCGGAGTCTCGGGCGCGGCGCTCGTCATCCGGCCGTGGAAGCGGTGGCCGGTCGTGCCCTACCTCGCGGAGTTCCTCACCGACGAGAACGCCCTCTTCCGGCTGGGGCAGGCGGCGGCCGAGGTTGACGCGGCGGCGATCGTCGCCGAGGCCGGCTACCTCAACGTCCGACAGCCGTCCTCCCTCACGACGGCGCGCGCGTGCGGTCTCGCGATCGGGGCGATCGCGGCGCACGCGGGCATCCCGATGCACCTCGTCCACGTCCCTCCGGCGACGTGGCAGGAGTGGTCGCTGGACCTCTCGACCGCGGCGGCTCGGGACGAGCGAAAGCGGCAGGCGATCGACGCGGCCGACCTCGCGATGCGGCGTCTCGACGCGCGGCCGATCGGAGACGGCCAGTCTGTCGAGAGAAGGTCCGCGTTTTGCGACGCCTGGGGCATCGCGACATGGTGGGCCACTGCCCCTCGGGGCGTCCGTGTTCTTCGGAGGTAACTCGTGGTTCGCTCGGATGATCTCATGCTCGCGGCGTGCGTCGCGCTTCTCCTCCTCGTCGCGGTGGCCGCTAACGAGTGCGGTCCGGCAGCGGCGCAGGCCCCGCCGGAAACGGAGGGCGTCTCGGACGTGCTCGCGCTCGCACGCATCTGCCGTCACGAGGCTGGCTTCCCTCCGCGCCGAGGTCGAGGCGCGCGCGCGTGGTGGGACCACGGCGACGACTGCCCAGCCATCTACGCGGTGATCGAGCGGGTGCGGCTCTCCCTCTCGCGCGGGCGCTCGGAGCCGGTCTCGGTCGCGCGGGCGGTGTTCGCATACTCGCGCGGGCGCGCGTTCGACCGGACGCGCACCGACCCGGCCTGCGACGTCGCGTGGCTCGACGAGAGCGGGAGCGAGCCTCGGTGCTGGCGTGCGGGAGTCCCGTGGGAGAGCCGACGGGAGGCGTGGCTTGCGGTCGTCGAGCACGCGCGCGCGGTCCTCGCCGGGCAGGTCACGCACCGATGCACGGTCCCACCGCTCCATTGGGGCTGCGGTCGCTTCCCTCCCGGCCACGAGCGGGCCGGCGAGTGGAGGTGCAACGACCACGAGCGCGCGGCGCGCGCGGGTTGGGTCGAGGTCTCGTGCGGGCGCACCGACAACTCCTTCTGGATCGAGCCATGACGCAGGACGAGATCGAGAAGCTCGAAGCCGGCGACGAGGAGCTTCCTCCCGCCGAGCAACGGAAGGTCACGATCTGGAGGATCGTCCGGGCGACCTACGCGCGGCTCCTCGCGAGCCGTGAGAGCCGGAGGCCCGAGCAGATGTTCCCGACCGAGATCGCGGCGATGCTCGCCCCGTGGTCGGAGGCGATGTCGCACGACTTCCGTGCCCTCTGCGCGGTCGTTGAGGAGGCGCGCGTGGCGGGCGTCTCCGACGCCCACGACGCCTACCATCGGCTCGAAGCCGGCGTGGACCACGAGACGCTCGACCTCGCGATCGAGGTCGTGTCGGAGCAGGCGAGAGCGGAGGAGCGCGAAGGGCTCCTGGAAGGCAGGGACGGGTGATCGAGGTCGGTCAGACGGTCGAGTGCAAGCCGAGCAAGGGTCTGGGCGGCTGGGTCCGCGGGCGCGTGATCGCGATCCACGACCGCGGGCGCGTCGAGGTCGACGTGCGCGGGAAGCGTTCGGTCTGCCCTCCGAGGCACGTCCGGCCGCTTGACGCTCCCGATCGCGAACCCCCGGCCGACGTCTCCGGAGAGGCCGAGCGGCTCGCTGTCGAGGCGCGCGTGACGTCTCCGGAGGTCCGCTCGGTCTCGGAGCGCATCGCAGTCGCGCGCGCGGTGACGGCGCGGCTCGTCGAGCAGCCCAAGCCTCCGGCTCCGGCGAGGAGCGAACCCTACCTCCGGTTCGTTCGGCAGCAGCCGTGCTGCGCGTGCTCCGCTCCGGGCCCGAGCGACCCCCACCACTTCGGTCGCCGAGGCATGGGCCAGAAGACCGACGACTACCGAACGGTCCCCCTCTGCCGGCGATGCCACGACCGATGGCACGCCGAGCACGTGGTGGAGGGAGACTCAACGAGGGCCGAGACCACCGAGCGGTTCCTCCGCGAGCAGGTCCGGCTTCTCGTCGCGTGGATTCGCCGTTGCGACGAGGGATGACGTGGCGCACTATGTGACTCGACGCATCGGCGTCGGAGAGGAGAAGGCCCCAATGGGCGAAGAGAGACCGCGAGGAGTGGGCGGCCCGGTGATCGAGAACCTCAACTCGAAGATCGCGACACTGGAGCGGCGCGCGGACTATCTCGCGCGGCGCGCGAAGTCGGACGATCCCGGCCGGAAGTCGACGACCCGAGAGTACGACGCCCAGGAGGCGGGTGCGCTCCGGGCGGCGATCCAGGCGCTCAACTACCACCGAGCGAGCCTCGGCGACGAGGACACGGCGACGGTCGTGCTCGCCGAGATCGTGGACGCGATCGAGGAGCGAGAGGTGGCGACGACGAGGGAGGCCCGAGACCAGGCGCAGGCGCGGCTCGACGACGTGCGGCGGCGCGCGCGGATCTTCGTCGACAACCTCGACTGATGCCGATCCCGAACGGCTTCGTGCTCGTCGACCCTCCGCCTCGGTGGCTGGTCGAGTGGTGCGCGGAGGCCTTTCCCGAGAGGAAGATCGAGGAGGTCTACGAGAGCCACGACGGGAAGCGGCTCCGGTTCGTCTGGAGCGGAGGAGAGCGCAAGGGGACGCAGCCCCGAGCGAGACCGGCACCGACGGTGCCCGTCCCTGAGAGAGCGAAGGGCGCGAAGCGAGCGAAGCGAGCGGCCGAGGCCGACCTCTTCGAGAACCAAGGCAGGAGGAAACGGTGAGCGACGACGACGAGATCGAGAGATGCGGGTGCGATGAGAGCGTCCAACTGAGGAGGACGAACGCGGGGTTGGCGAAGGCGCTGGAGTCGTCTCGCACGGCGGCCGACGTCGCGATCTCGCGGCTCGCTGACGCGCTCCATGACCGCGAGCGGCTCGCCGAGGTTCTCGGTGTCCCTCCGGAGTCGCTTCGGAAGGCACCGAACCCGATGCAGACCCTCCTCGCGGCTGCGCGTGCTCTCCACGCGCGGCTCGACACGATCGAGGCGGAGAACGTCTCGCTCCGGAACGAGGTCATCTCGCTCCGGACGAAGGTCGACCGGATCCGGGCCGAGGTGACGCGATGAGCGGCGGAACGTTCGACCGGGCGACCAAGGCCCAGGTCCGCTACGCCTTCTCGCTCCCGGAGCGGGCCGAGCCCGGCTTCTCGCGGATCGACGAGAGGCATGTGCAGCGGTGGGGCGCTCCTCGCGAGCGGCTCGGGAAGTCGATCGACGGCTGGCTCGTGACGATGACGCTCCGCGACATCGGCGGTCTGATCGACCGCTTGAAGGAGGCTCTCGGTGAGTAAGCTCGCTCCCTGGCTCACGGATCCGGTCCTCGCGAAGCGGACCGCCACCTTCGCGTTGGAGGCATTCCCCGACGTAGACCTGTCGAAGCTCCGCATCCTCGAACCGAGCGCCGGAGAGGGCGCGCTGGTCGAGGCGCTCGTGGACCTCGGCGTTCCGGTCTCCTCGATCACCGCGGTCGAGCTTCACTCGGGGCGCGTGAAGCACCTCCGGCGCGCGTGGCCGGGCCTCCGCGTCATCCACCGAGACTTCCTCTCGTGGGTCGAGGATCTCTACGAGGACGGCGGACCAACGGAACCGCCCTTTGACCTTGCCGTGATGAACCCGCCCTACGACGACGGCCAAGACTCCGATCACGTCGAGGGCGCGTCGGTGGTCTCGAAGCAGGTCATCGCGATCGTCCGCTCGGCGTTCCGGCACGGCTCGACCGACCGCGCGCGGCTGTTCTCGGAGTGCTCGCTGCTGAGGGAGCGCATCCTGCGCGCTCGACCCTCGTTCATCGACGCCGAGGAGGGGAAGGACGGCACCCCGCGGCACGAGTTCGAGGTCTTGCACCTCGCGAGGCGGTTCGGGCGAGAGCCCGGCTTCTCGCGCGAGAAGTTCCCGGTCGATCTCGTCGAGACCGGCTGGTGGTGATCGGGAGAGCCCGAGAAGGAGAAGGCGGAGATGAGCGAAGAGATCGAGCGGGACCCGTACACGGGGCACCCGAAGCCACCCCCCGACCCTGAGCCGGAGAGCGAGGCGAGCCCTCCGGAGGTCCAGCTGCCCGTCGAGCGGACGATCGCGATCTCGCTGACGTCGGTCGACGATGAGGCGACGTCGGATCGCTTCCTGGCGGCGGTCGACTCCGCGCCGTTCCTCTGCGGGACGGGTGACACGCCGGGCCAGGCGCTCGCGGCGCTCGGAGCGGCCATCGACGGCAACCTCGTGGACCGAGCGTGGAACGGCTGGGTTGCTCCGGACGGGAGCGGGTCGTGAAGGCGCTCGACCGGGAGATGATCGCGACGCTCGTCACCGCGCTGAACCGAGACGCGACCGAGATCGGCGCGGTCCTCGCCGAGCGGGACCGGCAACGCTCCAAGGGCTTCGGCGACGATCAGGACTTCCCCGACGTCCACACGAGCGCGGAGGCGCTCGCGGTCGAGGAGGCGAACAGCCGGGACCACTGCGACCGAGCGGCCGACCGAGGACAGGTCTCGTGGGAGCACATCCTGCGGGAGGAGGTCGCGGAGGCGCTCTCGGCGAAGGGAGACGAGGCGCGCTACGAGGAGTTGGTGCAGGTCGCGGCGGTCGCCATCCGGTGGGCGCGCGCGATCCGGTGCCGGACGGTCGACCCGATCGTCTCGTGGATCCTCGTCGAAGAGGACGGGACCGTGCGCGCGATCTTCCCGGCTGCTCTGGAGGAGGATGCTCGGCGCGCGCTCCGCGAGGATCGCGAGGCCGGCGAGAAGGTGACGCTCCGTGGGCGTCGAAGGAGCGCGGGCTGAGACCCGCGAAAAGGAGGAGTGGGTGAGCACGAAACGAGACCGACTGACGCGAAGGGCGGCGGCGGCGATGGAGATCGCTCCGCGGAAGCTCCGGATCCGGTGGTGGCAACTCTCGGCTCCGAATCGGGCCCGGATGGGGCGCTCGCTGGAGCAAGCCCTGGCCGGGAGCCCGAGGGAGCAACTGCGCCTCTACCTGCTGGTCCGAGACCTCCTCGCTCCCGACAAGCGGGAGGAGATGGACCGGAAGCACGGGATCCACTCGAAGGCGACGACGCCGAAGCCGAGGGCGGTGCTGGACGGCGCGACGGCGGACCGCTGACGCACCGGGAGGCGCTCGCGCGCATCCGGGAGGCATGGAACCGAACGCATGGAGGCCGCGCACGGATCGGGAATCTGTGCGCGGTCGTAGAGGCGGCCTTGGCCGCGGTGAAGGAGGAGTGATGCTCGACCGAATGCTGGCGGCGAAGGCCGCACCGATCGCCGAACGCGTGCGCGATGCGCTCGCTCCGGCGTGCAAGCAGATCGTCATCGCCGGCTCGCTTCGGCGAGGCGCGGCGGAGGTGAAGGACATCGAGATCGTCGCCGAGCCCGAGGTCACCACGGACCTCTTCGGCGAGCCGACGGGGCAGTGTCGGCTCGCGCTCCTCCTCGGCGATATGGTCGCGGCCGGGAAGCTCCGGTGGAGGACCGAGACGCATCCGATCGTCCCTGACGTTCGGACCTCGCGGCGCGTCTGGTCCCTCGTCGTGCTCCCCGAGGGAGCGAGACTCGACGTGTTCGCAGTCCGACCTCCGGCGCAGTGGGGCGTCATCCTCGCGATCCGCACGGGCCCGGCGGAGTACTCCCAGCACCTCGTGACGGTCTGCCGGCGCGTAGGCGTGCGCGTCGAGGAGGGGCGTGTGGTCTCGGAGAAGACCGGGCGCGTCTTCCCCGGCGCGACCGAGCGGGAATTCTTCCAGACCATCGGCGTGCCGTGGACCGAGCCGGCGGCCCGAGTCGCTCCCGAGCGACGGTAGTTGTTGCCTTCGTTCGGCGGACGATCCAAGGATGGAGCGTCGGCGAAGGGCCGACGGCGAAGGAGAAGGACCGATGCTCATCAACGACCCGAGGAAAGTTCACGAGACGCTCGTGGACCACGCGATGGAGGCGCTCGTGCGTTGCATCGACCTCCCGAGCAACCAGTGGCGCGCGCAGGTCGCCGAGCGCATGGCGCAGATCGCCCAGACCATCGTCGCCGAGGTCGAGGTGCTCCACGCGAAGCACTTCGAGGCGGAGTCGGTCGCGGCGGCGATGGCCGCTGAGGCTGCTCGGCTGCGGTCCGAGGTCGCGGCGCTCCGCTCGCAGGAGGTCGTGATCGGGAAGCTCTACCGAGGTCGAGACGGCGAGGTCGTTCGCGTCACGGGCCCGCAGTTGCCGCCCGATCCCGGCTTCCACGGCTTCTGGCCGGTCGTCGTCGTCACGAAGGCGACGGCGCACGACTACGAGGACGGCGACGTGGGGACGGTCACCGAGCGAGATATCCGGCTCAGCTGGGTCCTCGCTCCGGACCACTCGTTGCCCATGACCTGCGGCGAGTGCCCTCGTTTCGGGAAGGCCGAGGCCTCTGAACACCACGGCCCCTGCTACCACGAGTCGGCGGCGATCCCGACGAGCGATGGCCTTCTACCGGCCGCGACGATGGGTGACGCCGAGCCTCCCTCGTGGTGCCCCCTTCGAGAGGGGAAGCCGTGACGATGATCTACGACATCCGGGTGACGCTCACCCGCGACGGCACGTGGAGGACGAGCGTCGACGGTCAGCCGGCGGTCGAGGTGGCCGAGACCGCTCCGGAGGCGGTGCGCATGACGGCGGACTGGATGATGCGAGGAGGACGACAGGTGCCCGAGCGACGAGTGAGCACGACGGTCTACCTCGACCCCGCGCACCTCCGTGCTCTCCGCGCTCTCTCCGATGAGCGGCGCGTGCCGCAGGCGGTCCTCATCCGGGAGGCGCTGGATCTCTTCCTCTCCAAGAACACGCGTCCGATGCCCGAAGCCTCGCCCGGCCTCGGGCACGCCCCATCGGACGTGCCTCCCGAGGAGGCACCCGCACCCCGCTCGTCTCCCGCGGGCTCGGGTGCCTCCTCGGACCCTCCTTCGCCGTTCCGGCCCGGAGGCCGACGCCTCCTCTCTGCCGTCGACGACGAATCCCCGCTGGCCCCTCCACGGCTCCCTCCTCCGCCGACCTGGGTCTGCCGCATCTGCGGGCACCCCGAGCCTCGCGACGAGGACGCTCCTGGTCACCTCTCCTTCGAACCCTGCCCCGAGGACCGCTGAACATGCTCCGAACCATCATCTCCGCTCTCTCCATCGTCTTTCCCCTGGCCTCTGGCACTCCCGTGGAGGTGACGAAGGTCACCACGGCCGTGGCCTGCCCATCGTGCGGGCCTGACACCTCCTGGCGCTCGACCAAGGCAGGATGGGCCTGCACGGCGTGCGGCGCGCTCGCTCCTCCCTCCCGACCTCCCCGCTGACCCTCCCCCTACGGAGTTCCCTATATGCCGACCGCTTCCCGCCCTCAGCCCTCCTCCCGCCTCCTCTCGTCGCTCGCTCGGCTCCGGGCGCAGGGCGTGCCGTTTCGGAAGCTCGCCGACCTCCGGCGGCGCGAGGGGAACCCGAGGGACAACGCCCACGCGGTCCCCGACATCGTTCGGTCCCTGAACGAGTTCGGCTGGACGACCCCGATGATCGTGGACCCTCGCGGCGAGTTGGAGGCCGGCGACACGCGCTACCTCGCGGCGCTCAACCTCGGGCTGGAGGAGGTCCCCGTGGTCGAGACCGACCACGACGAGCGGCTGGCCAAGCTCTACGTCCCCGCCGACAACCGCCTGGGCGAGATCGCGACGTGGAACCCGTTCCGTCTCGCCGACCTCTTCTCCGGGTTCTCGCCGGAGGAGATCCGGCTCACCGGCTGGGAGCCAGCCGACGTCGCGAAGATGCTCGCGTCCGCGAACACTGGAGGGGACGACGGCGATGAGACCAGGCGGACGCTCGCCGAGCGGTTCGGTGCCCCGCCCTTCTCCATCCTCGACGCCCGGCAGGGGTATTGGGTGGCTCGGCGGCGCGCGTGGATGGCGATCGGCATCCGGTCGGAGATCGGTCGTCCGCGGAACGCGCTCGGGCTCTCCTCCGGCGCTCGCGACCCCAAGGCCTACGCCGAGGCGAAGAAGTCGAAGGGCGCCCTGTTCGCGTCGCTCTCGGGGCAGGTCCCCGACTACTACGACCAGAAGCGCGCGGTCGACGCCATGCTGGGGAGGGCGACGACGAACGAGGAGTTCGAAGCCTCCTACCTCCGTGTCGCCGACGCCTCGGGCCTCTCGTCGACCGGGACGAGCGTCTTCGACCCGGTGCTGACCGAGCTTCTCGTGCGGTGGTTCTGCCCGGCCGGCGGGCGGGTGATCGACCCGTTCGCGGGCGGCTCCGTTCGGGGCATCGTCTCGGCGTGGCTCGGGCGCTCCTACGTCGGTGTCGACCTCCGCGGCGAGCAGGTCGAGGCGAACCGGGAGCAGGCCGAGAGCATCCTGCCGAAGGCGGCGCGGGCCCCTCGCGCTCCTCGCCCGGGCCACGCGGCGCTCGTCACCGATCCCGAGGCGATCACGCCAGTCGAGCAGGTCGAGCACCCGGACGGCGGCCGGATCTGGCTCAAGCGAGATGACCTGTTCGAGGTCAACGGGGTGAGCGGCGCGAAGGCGCGCGCGGGCCTCGCGCTCGCGAAGGAGACCGGCGCTCGCGGCTTCGTCGCGGCCGGCTCCCGGCACTCCCCCATGGTCTCCCGCGTCGCTCGCCTGGCGCAGGCGCTCAAGATCCCGTGCCGGGTCTACACCGCGAAGGCGAACGACCTCTCCCCGGCGGAGCGCGATGCGGTCCTCCACGGAGCGGACCTCATCCGGCCGAGCGGGCGCGGGTTCCTCAAGCGCCTGATCCCGATGGCGGAGAAGGACGCGGCCGAGCGCGGCTGGGAGATGGTCCGGCTCGGGCTCGATGCCGACTGCTACGTGCCGACGAACGCGCGGCAGATCGAGAACCTCCCCACCGAGGTCAAGCGGATCGTCTGCCCGGTGGGTTCCGGGATGGGCCTCTCTTCGGTCCTCCACGGGCTCGACCGGATCGGTCGCAAGGACGTGGCCGTGCTCGGCGTGCGCGTCTCGGACCGTCCGGTGGATGACCTCCTCGACCGGCGCGCTCCCGCCGACTGGAGGGAGCGGGTGAAGTTCGTCGAGAGCGGGCTGCCCTACGAGACGCCGGCCCGCGTCACCGACGTCGGCGGCGTCCGGCTCGATCCGATGTACGAAGCAAAGTGCCTCCCGCACGTCCAGCCCGGCGACCTCCTCTGGCTGTTCGCCACGGCCTCGGACTACCGGGAGAACGACGAGCAGCCGGCGCTCGGGGACGCGACCTGGTACCAGGGCGACTCGACGGCGATCCGCACGGTCTGCGCGAAGGAGACGTGGAAGTTCGACTTCCTCCTGACCTGCCCTCCCTACGCCGATCTGGAGGTCTACTCTGACGACCCGCGGGACCTCTCGACGATGCCCTACCACGCGTTCCGCGAGGCGTACGAGCGCATCATCGCGGAGACGGTCTCGATGCTCCGGGAGGACGCGTTCGCGGCCATCGTCGTCGGAGAGGTCCGCGGCGCGGAGCGCGACGGTGCCTACCACGGGTTCGTCGCCGACACGATCCGCGCCTTCGAGAAGGCCGGGATGGCGTTCTACAACGAGGCGATCTACCTCCAGGCGCTCGGCTCGGTCCCCGTGCGCGTCGCGCGGCAGTTCGAGAAGGGCCGGAAGTTCGGGAAGGCCCACCAGAACGTCCTCGTGTTCGTCCGCGGCTCGGTCGCGAACGTCATCCCGAGGTTGGAGGACCCATCGGCGTCGGTGGGCCTCGCGACCTACGAGGAGGAGCGCCCGGTCGAGGGCTCCGAGGCGTGAAGCGGGCGTGCATCATGGCCGGAGGCCGCTGCTCTCGGTGCGCGTCGAGGGTGCGGCTCCCGGTCTGCCCGATGCGGTACGCCGTGGAGGAGCTTGTTCGGACGCTCCCGATGACGACCGCGGAGAAGCGCGAGGTCGGGTTCCGCCTCCGCCGAGGCATGACGCAGCCCGAGATCGCGCGGCTCACCGGGGTGAGCCCGGCGCGGGTGCGCGCCTACGCAGCGGCGGTCGGCTCCGGCGTGCTACCGTAGTCGCACGGCAGACGACCACGGAGACGGTCGGGCGAGGAGAAGAGAACGATGGCCAGGAAGGGCGCGGATCGCGCGGAGAAGGCACGCAGGCTCGCCGAGGTCGAGACCGCGCTTGTGCGGCGGCTCTCGTCGCAGGCGATCGAGATCCACTTCGCGAAGGTCTGGGGCGTGACGTCGAGGCAGGTCCACGACTACGTGCGGGAGGTCCGCGCTCGCTGGGAGAAGGAGGCCGTGAGCGACGACCGGCGCGCGGAGCGGTCGCACATGCGGGCCTCCGTGAACGACCTCTACACGCGCGCGATGAGCCGAACCGAGGTGGTCCGCGACTCGAAGGGCAACGTGATGCTCGGGCCCGACGGCCAGCCCCTCCGGATGGAGCGCCCAGACTTCCGTGCGGCGACTCGGGCGGCCGAGATCCTCTGCCGGCTCGACGGTCTCTACCAGGACGAGGTGAAGGTTACGGGCTCGCTCGGTGGGAGCCTCAACGTCGGGTTCTCCGCTCGCTCTCGGGAGGATCTCGTGCATTTCGCGCGCACCGGCCGATGGCCGGATGAGGCGAAGGAGACCGAGGCTCCCGCGACCCACTGAGGGCACCCGTGCTCCTCCGCCTCCAGCCGTCGGAGCTTGCCGGGCTCCCGCTCCCCGAGGTTCGGGAGCGGGTAGCGGCTGCTCACGAGGCGAACGTCCGAGCGGCGGTCGCCGACTCCTGCGCCTTTGTCGAGTTCGCGATCCCCGACGAGGAGACGGGCCTGCCGATCAAGGCGGCTCCGATCCACGAGGAGTGGCACGCGACCATCCGGGAGAACCGGCTCGTGGGCATCATCGCCCCGGTCGAGCACGGCAAGACTTCGCAGATCGCCGTGGGCTACATGCTCCACGCCATCGGGACGAACCCGAACATCCGGGCGGCGATCATCTCGAACACCGCGACGCAGGCGGAGAAGCCGCTCGCGGCGATCCGCGGGCACATCGAGCGAAACGCGCTCGTGCACGAGGTCTTCCCGCATCTCCGAGCGAGCGACCATCCCGAGGCGTCCTGGGGCCAGTCGGCCATCACGGTCGACCGCAAGCTCATCGTCCGCGATCCGACGATCCAGGCGCTCGGCGTCGGCGGCCCGCTCGTTGGCTCCCGCCTCGATCTCATCCTCCTCGACGACGTTCTGGACTTCGACAACACGCGCACGCCCGAGCAGTGCGCAAAGCTCATCGAGTGGTTCGAGACGACCGTGCTCACGCGCCTGAGCAAGCGCGGGCGGATCATCGTCATCGGGACGCCCTGGAGCACGAACGACCTCCTCGCCTCGATCCAGAAGCGGCCCGATTGGGCGATCAAGGTCTACTGCGCCGTCCACAACCCAGACGACTCGCCCGAGCGATGGCGTCCTGTCTGGCCCGAGGCGTGGTCGCTGGAGCGCCTCCTGGAGCGATGGCGGAACACGCTCCCGCTGACCTTCATGCGGAAGTACTTCTGCCGCATCCGGGACGACGCGAGCGCCCGGTTCCGGCAGGAGTGGCTCGATGCGGCGAAGGTGCTCGGGAGAGGTCGCGCGCTCCTCTCGCACCGGCCGATACTCCAACCCTCGGGCCGGAAGCTCCCGTGCTTCACGGGCGTCGACCTCGGGACGAGCAAGCGCAAGAGGCGCGTGGCGCAGGGGGCGGACCACGGCGACGGGCTCTCGGTCCTCTTCACGATCGCGATCGACGACCGCGCGCGTCGCCTCGTCGTGGCGCTGGAGTCGGGCCGATGGACGGGCCCCGAGATCCTCACGCGGCTCCAGTCGACCTTCACCCGCTTCGAGTCGACGATGCTCGTGGAGGACAATGGCGCGCAGACGTTCCTCCTCCAGTGGGCCGCCACGAGAGGGATCCCCGTGATCCCGTTCACGACGGGCCGCAACAAGACAGACGAGGTGTTCGGCGTCGAGGCGCTCGCGGTCGAGTTCCGCTCCGGGCTGTGGGTCGTCCCCTCGGACATCCACGGGAAGTCGGATCCCGAGATCGAAGCGTGGTTCTCGGAGATGCTCCACTTCACGCCGCAAGGGCACACGGGCGACCGGCTGATGGCTTCGTGGTTCGCGCGCGAAGGGGCGCGGGACCTCATCGCCTCGATCATGGCCCACATGCCCACTCTCGACCGATGACCCGGAGACCCGTAGGCTCCCCCTCATGCGAACGATGCTCCTCGCTCTCCTCGCTCTCCCTCTCCTCGCGTGTGCGAACGCCCTGAGCGTCCACGCGACGATCGGCACCGTCGCCTCGGCGGCCATCGTCTCGACGGCTCCTCTCGTGCCCGCGGCGTGCGATCGCGAGCTTTCGGCGTGCGCCGATGACGCGTGCGTCGAGCGCGTCGGAGCCGGCTGCCACGAGGTCGCCCAGGTCTTCGAGGTGACGACCGCGGCCACGCGCGCCTACGTCGATGCCGTGCGCCTCGCCTCGCTCGCCGAGGAGGGCGACGTGCTCCCGGTTCTCCTCCCCGCGGCGCGCTCGCTCAAGGTCTCGTGGGACGCCCTCGCGCTCATCCTCGGGAGGCACGGGATCACGCTCCCGTCGCTCGACCTGATGGGCCTCCTCGGAGGTGGCTCGTGAGTGCCAGTCTCGAAGAGGCGGCGGTCGAGGCGCTCGCGCGTCTCGCCGGCAAGGTCCCCGAAGTCCTGGCGATGCTCAACGAGCGATCGGCCGAGCGCGTGCGCGCGCGTCTCGCGGCGGCCTCGGCGGCGCTCCCGGCACCGGGCTCGATCCACGAGGCCGTGGACGAGGTGATCGAGAGGCACCGCGCGCGCGTCGGTGCGGCGTCGACCGAACCTCCGGCTCCTCCTCCGTCGCCCTTCGACGGCTCCGACGAGTGACGTAGACTCGCCCCATGGCCATCTTCCCGATGCTCGACGTGCTCGCGACTCCTCGTGGGCAGGATGGAAGCGGTGCCGGCAACGGCGATGCCGTGAAGCCCATCCCCCTCGACGGCGTGCGCCTCGTCGACTTCGCGGAGACCGAGCGGTTCCGGATCATGGACCGGCTCGAAGCCTACTTCCGCAAGACGCAGCACGCGACGAAGCGGTACGACTGGGATGGGCGGTTCTTGGGCTACGGCGACGAGAGCCCGGTGAAGCCGGGCTATGTCGTGCCCTACGCCCAGCGGAGGCCGGCGGCGCGCTACGATCTCGCGGTCGTCATCGTCCGCCGGCTGACGTCCATGCTCTTCGGGACCGACCGCTTCCCCGAGGTCACGATGGTCGGAGACGAGGCGGCGGAGGACTATGTTCGGGCGCTCATCACGACGTCGCGGCTCCCCATGCGGATGGTCGAGGCGCGAGACCTCGGCGGCGCGGTCGGCACCTCGTGCCTCTCGTTCGCGTTCGTCCGCGGCGCTCCTCGCGTCGAGGTCCACAACGCGAAGCACTGCACGGTCCTCCGATGGGCCGACGAGAGCGAGCGGCGGCCGGCGGAGGTCTTGAAGGCCTACGCCTACACGCGGCAGGTCTGGAACCCCGAGGCGAAGCGCATCCAGGACGTGACGTTCTACTACGCCCGGTACTGGAGCGAGACCGAGGAGATCGTGTGGGAGCCGATCCCGAAGCGGATCGCCGATCTTCCGACGTGGACGCGGGCCCCGCACAAGCGCGTCCGGCACGACTTCGGCTTCGCCCCGTTCTACTGGATCCAGAACATCGCCGACTCCGCCGAGCCGGACGGGGAGGGCGACTACGAGGGGCTGGAGGACAAGTTCAACGAGATCGACCAGCTGCTCTCGGCGTCGTCGAAGGGGACGAAGGCGAACATCGACCCGACGCTCGTGATCAAGATGGACCCGGCCCACAACAACGGGAACGTCCGGAAGGGCTCGGAGAACGCGATCTTTTCCGCGGGTGGCGCGGAGTACCTGGAGTTGAAGGGCCAGGCGACGAAGGCCGCGATCGAGATGATGGAGCGGATCCGTCTCTACGCGCTCGACGCCTCCTCGGTGGTCCTCGCCGACCCGGACAAGCTCTCGGGTGCGGCGCAGTCCGCGCAGGCGCTCCGCATCCTCTACGCGCCGATGCTCGCGCGCTGCGACCTCTACCGCGAGCAGTACGGGGAGTTCGGGATCAAGCCGATCGCCCGAGACATGCTCCGTGCGGCGCGGATCATCCTCGCGCGTCCTCCGTCGGTCGACGTCAACGGCGAGGAGGTCCGCGAGACCATCGTTCTCCCGCCGAAGCTCCACGAGGGGAAGGTGGTCGAGCGCGACCCCGGCGAGAGCGAGACGATCGACCTCAACTGGAACCCCTACTTCGCGCCGACGTGGGAGGACATCTCGAAGGCAGTCACCGCGACGCAGACCGCGAGCGGAGGGAAGGCGCTCATCTCGCAGCGGACGGCGACGACCGCGGTCCAGACGTTGTTCAACGTCCACGACGTCGATGCGGAGATCGAGGCGATGGGAGACGAAGCCGAGGAGGCGACCGAGCGCGCGATGCGGGCGATGTCCGGTGAGGGTCGAGGTCCCCGCGTGCCTCTCGCGACCGACCCGCCCGAGGACGAGCCCGAGGACGAGCCCGAGGACGACGAGGACGACGAGCCCGAGGAGTGATCGATGGTCACGCGGCGCGCGCTACAAGCCGCGGAGTCGACCGTTCGCGTCATGCGAGAGCAGGCGGAGCGCGTGGTGGCCTGCGAGGATCCGACGGGACGAGCGGCTGCCCAACGGCTCCAGCGGCTCCTCGCCGATGCCGATCGACTCCTCGGCGAGAGGCTCCAGCGCGTCATGGTCGCGTCGGGCGGCCGTGACGTTCGCTTCTCGGCGGCGCAGGCGTCGATGTACCGCGAGCAGGTCCGGCTCACCTCGGAGTACGTCCGCGCTCGGCTCGCGGGCCTGACCGACGAGCAGGCGCGCGCGGCCATCGCGGCGAGCCTCGGCCACACGGTCGACTCGATCGCTCGTCTGGAGGAGACGTTCACCGGGATCGCGCAGCCGCTCCGGCTCCGCCAGGCGCTCGTCTTCGACAACGTGGCGCGCGGCGTCCACTCGTCGCTCCTCCGCCAGCACCTCACGAGCGTCGACCGCTACGGCGTCGCGATGATCGGCGAGATCGAGCAGACGATGGCCACCGGGATGGTCGCGGGCTTTACGCAGTGGGACATGGTGAACGCCCTCACCGGGCACGCCGGTCCTCGCGGGACCGTCTCGATGAGCGCGCGCGTCGTGAACGGAAGGGTCGAGCGGCTCGCCGAGGAGGAGATCCCCGAGGGGCTGTTCACCCGCTACCGCTCGTGGGCCTGGCGCATCGTCCGGACCGAGACGAGCCACGCGTACAACGAGGCGCGGCTGGCCGGGCTCATCGAGATGCGCGCGGAGATGCCCGACCTCGGGAAGAAGATCCTCGCGACGTTCGACCAGCGGACGGCCTACGACTCGATCGTGGTCCACGGGCAGATCCGTCCGCTCGACGGCTACTTCACGGACGGGCTCGGACGGCAGTACCAGCGGCCTCCCGGACGCCCGAACGACCGAGAGGTCTTGATCCCCTGGCGCTCGCGCTGGTCCGAGACGCCATCGACGGCTCCGCTCACGCCCGAGCGCGTGGCCTTCCTCCGGAACAACCTCGGGACACCTCGCGTGGCCGGCATCGAGCGCGCTCACGACGTCGCCGAGGAACGCCGGCTGCTCGGCGAGACGCGACGGCAGCGGTGGCGCACGCAGGCCGCGGAGCGACGTCGCGCGCGCGCGGAGAGCGCCGTGGTGCCCGAGGTCGAGGCGGTGCCGGCCACGCGGAGGGCTCGGCGTCCGAGGGTCACTCCGGAGGAGCGTGAGGCGACGGCGCGGTTCCGAGCGGAGGCAGGCGACCTGATGGAGTGGAAGCGGTACTCGACGGTCAAGTGGGATGGCCGGTCGGTCGGCTCCGTGGTCAACGCCGACTCGGGAGCCGGGCACCAGGGCGAGTTGTGGGTGGAGGATCCGACCGGATCCACGCGCTCGGGCTACCGCTACGTCCGCGGGCCGGTGATGCGAACCGAGCGCGAGGCGGCGATGTGGGTGGCGCGGCAGCGGTGGGACGCGGAGGAGGAGGTGCGGCGCACGCGCGCGGCTCCTCGGCCTCCGTTGGAGGTCCGCGCCGAGCGGCTTCAGCGGGCCGGGCTCGGGCACCTCGTGGGTCGTCGTCCAGGCGATGCGTTCGCGAGCCAGGCCGAGGCGGCGGAGTACCTGCGCGTGGCCTTCTCGACGGTCGAGGTCGACGTGGCCGGGACGGCGGCGTTGACCGAGGCGGATCTGCGGATCTTCGCCGACCGTCTCACCGAGCTTCCGGCCTCGCAGATGGAGCACCTCCACGCACGAGGTCACTCCTCGCGGATCCTCCCCGGCAACCTCGGCGTGGGCCGCGACCCTCGCTGGGGGATGACGGGCCGCTCCGGGCCCGACGCACGGGACACCCGCACCTGGGATCAGGTCGAGGGCGTCTTTGACTCCGGGCGCGATGCGACGTGGTGGAACCGAGATCGCCCGAGGCGCGAGATCCTCGCGGGCGACACCGACGTGCCGGCCCACGAGCTTGGGCACGCCCTCTCGTCGCAACGCCCGCCCGGCGGCGCTCCCGCGTTCCGGATGTCTGACACGGTGGAGTTCCAGCGCGTCCTCGTCGAGCAAGGAGGTCGGGACGCGCTCCGCCAGCACGGCGGCTGGTACGTCTCCGACGCCACGAGATACTCGGTCGAGGAGTCGTGGGCGGAGGGCTACGCCCTCTCGCAGTGCCCACGCGGGCGCGCGTTCCTGGAGAGCAACTGCCCGCCTCTCCTACGCTACTTCGAGCGGGTCCAGTCCGCCTACGACCGATGGGGCTTCGTGCCGGTGAGCGGAGCCTCGGTGTCGACCCATACCGCGTCGAGCGGAGCGGACCTCGACGCCTCCCTACGGCGGCGCGGTCGCACGGGCTACCGCCCTCGGACGATCGAGACCGATCTCACGGACGAGGAGCGGCGGCGGCTCGAAGGCGTCGTAGCTCGCCGGCACCCGTGAGCGTCGCATTTCTTGTTGCCAACCCCGAGGAGGCGATCTAAGGGTAGAGGGTCGGCGGGCGGCCGGCGGAGAAGGAGAAGGCGACTATGACGAAGCGAGAGAGCAAGGGTGGGCGGATCGTCGTCCGGTTCGAGACCACGCGGTTCGAGGCGGCCCACGGTCGCCGTCCCTCGGGTTACGGCTCCTGGGCCTTCGACGTCGGGACCGGGCCGGAGTTCGTGCCCGCCTCGACCTACACGGACGCGAAGCGCGCGTTCACGAAGATCCTCCTCGACCGGCTCCCGCGGCTCCAGGGCGGCGGAGTCGAGAACCTCTACGTCGAGGTGTGCTCGTGAGCGCCAACGAGAACGGCTACGGCCAACGCGCGGCGGCCTCGCGCTACGCCGACGGCGAGCGCGCGGCGCGCGCGAACCTGCGAGCGGGCGTCTCGGTCGAGTCGCTCGCGGCCTCGTGTCCTCCCGGCTCGCCGGTCGACTGGACCGACGGCTACCGCGACGAGGCGAACCGCCTCGCCCAAAACGCCTGGTGGGCGGAGCACGTCCGGGCCGGAGGTGGCTCGTGAACCGATCCGCTCAGATCGAAGCCGCGCGTCGCGAGGTCGCCGTGAACGAAGACATCGAAGCGGCGATGGAGCGCGTCGCCCGAGGTCACGCCACGACCGTGTTCGACGAGCTACGCGAAGAGCGCGACCGTGAGCTGCTCACGAAGCTCCGCGAGGCACGCGCGGAGCACATGCGACTACTGGCCCTCGTGGAGAGGGCCAGGAAGGACGCTGACGCTGCCGGGCTCGTGTGGTTCAACTTGCGAGAGCAGGCGAGCGACAAGGTGCTGTTCCAGCACGCGCAGGACAGGGTCAAGCCATGATCCCGCTCGTCCGATGGCTCGTCCCGACCTACGACCGCGACCCGGCGACCGGAGAGCCGCAGATCCTCGGCGACTCCTGGCGCTCGTTCTCCTCGCAGTGCGCCAACTGCCGGCGGCTCCGGCTCAACCTCGCGTGCGAGGCGTTCGGAGGTCCGATCCCCGAGGAGATCCTCCGCGGAGACCACGACCACCGGGAGCCCTTCGAGGGCGATGACGGGAAGCTCTACGACCCGCTCGCGCGCGGCGAGCGCCCGAATCTCTCGTGGGTGGAGCCGAAATCGTAGCGGCGTCGTTTTTCTTGTTGCCATCCGACCGCGCGCGCTCCAAGAGTGGGGAGTCGGCATCGGGCCGGCGGCGAAGGAGAAGCGAACATGGCGACGATTCGAGAGTTCACGCGCGAAGACTGGTTTGGGTTCGCTGGCGCGGAGTCGTTCGACGACGCGGCTCCCCTCATCGTCGACGACTTCGCGATCGAGCCCTGGCGGATCGCCGGGACCGTCTACCAGCACGTCCTCGTCGTCGTCGACACGCGCGGCGCGGACCTCTTCTTCGCGAACAACGAGGGCGATCAGGTCTACGCGCATCGCTGGCGCTCGTCGCCGACCGTCGCCGAGGGTCGCGCCTTCGCGGCCGAGATCCTCTCCGCCATGGAGGGCGGCGCTCTCCCGGCCGGCTTCGAGGTCGGGACCTACTGAACCGCTCACCGAGGAGAAACCGCGATGTCCACGTTCCACCGAAACGCCCGACCGAAGGACCAGACGCCCGAGGGTCGAGAGCGACGAGCCTGGTTCTTCGCCGCGAAGTCGACGCGGGCCGGCCTCGACCTCACCGCGCGCGCGCTCACCTGGTCCGACTCGGGCCGCTTCTACGCCGACAAGCCGATCGAGCGCCACTTCGCGCTCGGCGCGATCTCGCTCCTCCAGGCGCTCCTCGGAGAACCGTGAAGCTCCGGCTCGCGGCGTGCGACGAGTGCGCGGCGCGGAGGCGGCAAGCGCGCGTCTACCTCTGGCTCGCGTACATGGCCGGGAAGGAGGAGGACGCGATCCTCTACCACCGCGACTACCGCGAGCGGGAGCGACGCGCGGATGACCTCGACGAGTTGGCGGCTGCTCGCGCGCGGTGCGTCGAGCGGGCCGACGAGATCGCGGGCCCCGGCTACTCCGATCGCGAGTGGCGTGAGGCGTTGGAGGCGTTCTGGACGTCTCCGGAGGGAGGCGCGTCGTGACGAAGAAGTCGATCCGGATCTCGCTCGCCGAGGCGGACCAGGAGCGCGTCGAGCGCGTGGCCGCTCGTCGAGGGCTCTCGGTGCGCGCGTTCGCGGCGTCAGTCGTCGCAGAAGCGGCGCGTCAATCGGAGGCGGACCCTCGCGATGGGCTCGGCCTCGGGACCTGGGTCCGGGTGTGGCTCCCCGGAGAAGAGAAGGGTCGGGAGTGGCTCCCCCGAGAGGAGAAAAAAGACCCGGTGAAGCGGACGGTTACCGAATAGTCGCAGATTTCTTGTTGCCACCGCCGGGCATCGGATCCAAGGTCTGGCGTGTGAGCACGGGGCTCACGGAGAAGGAGAAGAGAGACCATGCAGACGATCACCAGCAACTCGACGACGACCGCGACCTTCAACCCCTCGGCCTCGCCGATTCGCGTCCTCCCGGACGCTCGCGAGACCTGGATCGCGGGCCGCCCGAGTGACGCGGGCGCGCACCGCTCGAAGCGCGCTCCGATGACCTGGACCGAGATGCGCGCGGCGGTCGCGGCGCACGCGGAGGCGGACGGCGCGCGGGAGGACATCGGCGCGGGCGCGCTCGACCGGCTCGCGGTCGACTTCGACCCCACCGGCCTCCTGATGGTCTGCAAGACCGAGCAGGCGAACGGTCGCCTCGTCCCCGCGTCCAACCCCATCCCGCTCCGGAAGGCCGCCTTCCTCCAGCTGGCCACGCGCGCGGGCGCTCCGGCTGGCTACCTCGCGAAGCTCCCCGCGAAGCTCACGCGCGCCTGCCTCATGCACGGGCTCACGACCTCGGAGGAGTCGTCGACCGGGATGATCCGGCTCGCCGGAGGTCAGGCTCGCGCGATCGTCAGCGGTCGCTACGCGGCGCTCGACGACGCCTACGTTCTCGACGTCGCCGAGCAGGCGTTGCAGGCGCGCGGCCTCCTCGGGACGGTCCAGGTGCGCGGCGTCGCGCTCGGAACCTCGACGGTCGTCCGACTCACCTGGGAGCGCGAGGCCTTCGAGGTCCGGAAGGGCGATGTCGTCGAGGGCGGCCTGGACATCACCAACGGCGAGATCGGCAATCGCTCGGTGGGCGTCGTCCCGAGCCTCTACCGCCTCGTCTGCCTGAACGGGCTCCGCGTCGCCGAGACCGGGACGAAGCGCCGGTTCAACCACTCGGGCGATCCGGCCCGTCTCTACGAGGCCTTCCGCGATGCGATCCCCGCGGCGATCGAGGAGGCGGCCGGCAACGCCAACGTCCTGCGCAGCGTCACCGAGCGGATGATCGACGACGTGGACGCCGAGTTCGCGGGCCTCGGCTCCTTCGGGTTCGCGGCCTCCGAGGCTCGCGAGGTCACGCGCACCGTCGCGGCCGAGCGCGGGATCGCGCTCCCCGAGGACACCGGCTCGTGGGCGGAGACGCTCCGGACCATGGGCGACGTCTCGGCCTACGACGTCCTCAACGGGATGACGGCCTACGCGCAGACCCGCCCCATCGATCGTCGCCTCGACATCGAGGATGCGGCCGGGCGCTACCTCCGCGCGCGCGCGCGTCGCGCGGCCTGAGCCTCGGATCTCCCCGGAACGCCGGGCCTGAGCGGGAAACCGCCGGGCTCGGTGTTTTTCTTGTTGCCATTCGGGAGCCGCGGATCCAAGGATGAGGAGTCGGCAGCGGCCGGCGGAGAAGGAGAAGGCGAGATGACGAACAGGCAGGCGGAGATCAACAAGCTCGTGACCGGGTTTCGCGCGGCGAACGCCCTCACGGGTTGGGCGCACATCGCGGCGGTCCATTCCCTCGTCGTCCACCGGGGAGGTCCCTGCCCCGACGGGTGCGACCAGCCGGCCGACCCCCTCGCGCTCTCGGTCTACCTCGCGGCCGACTCGACCGGAGATGCCTCGTGATCGCCCTCATCACCTACGCATCGTTCGGAGCGCCCGGAATCGGCGGAACGTTCTACGTCGTCGTCAGCGACGGCTCGACCGACCACCAGCACAAGGTCTCGTTCACCTGGCGCTACGGGAGCCAGAAGGAGAGCGCGCGCCAGGCCGCGGAGAAGCTCCTCGCTCGCGTCCGCGAGGCTCGCGTGTCGGTCGAGCATTGCGCCAAGCGCCCGGAGTTCTGGCAGGAGGCCGCCGGCATCCAGGCCCAGCCCGACGACTCCTGGATTCGCTGCCGGGTGTGGGCTCACCAGGTCGAGCGCGCGTTCGCGGCCGGCGAGGCGCACTCGTGAAGGTCCGGAACACGACCGACTACGACACCGACGCGCTCCGCTCGCTCATCCGGGTCGTCGTCCGCGACGTCGAGCGGACGATGGCGGCGCATCACCCGCTCGGTCTCGGCTGGACGCCGGAGATGGTCGCGGCGCGCGCGAAGAAGATCCTCGGCGGCTGCGACGTGTGGATCCGACAGCACCGGGCTCGGCGGACCTCGCGCGGCGCGCGCGACTACGGGCAGGAGGCGGCGCGCGCGGCGGAGAAGGGCCAGGACGATCGGGCGCTCCGGCTCGCGGTGTTCGCCGAGACCGGAGGAGGGAGCAGCGGTTACGCCATGCTCTCGGGGAGCCGGCTCCGGCTGACCCTCTCGACCGACTCGACGGCGAGCTTCCTCTGGCTCGTCCGCCACGAGGCGTGGCACCTCTTCGGAGTCGGCCACGAGGACTTCCCGAACGCCGTCATGCACGAGACGCCGAGTTCGAGGGAGGCGATCCGGGAGCAGTACGCCGCGCAGATCGCGCGCTACGGCGAGACCCTCCCAGCAAAACCTGCGCGTGTCGCTCCTCCTCCTCCGAGCGCGGAGGAGCGCGCGGCGTCGAAGCTCGCGCGCATCGAGGAGCGCGAGAAGGCGTGGACGACGAAGCTCCGGCGCGCGCAGACCGCGCTGGCCAAGCTCAAGAAGTCGAGGCGCTACTACGAGAAGCTCGCGGCTCGACCAACGACCGCGTGATTGGAGGAGACGATGGCGAAGGCGAAGGCGAAGGTGAAGGCGCTTGACCCGCGAGAGCGGTTCTTCGAGGGAGACACGTCGGCGACGATGCCGCCCTACCCCGAGCCGGCGAAGCGCGGCCGAGGTCGACCGAAGCGCGGAGAGGGATCGGGCGTGATCAACGCCGTGGTGGGAGGTCGCCGACACGGCGTCCGGCTCGCGACCTCGGAGCGCGCGGCGATCGAGTCGGCGGCGCAGAAGGAGGGCGTCGCCGTCTCGGCGCTCCTCCGTCGCGTCGGGCTCGTGTTCGCGCTCGACGCGAACGCGCGCGCGCAGATCAAGGGGAGCGCGCAGTGGCCTCGGTGAAGCTCACGGTCGAGGCGCTCCCGCCCTTCTCGCGCGGCGAGACGGTCCAGTTCTTCTCGGCTCGACCTCCGTTGTTCGGGCTCGACCCCGAGAGGCAGAACGGCGAGCGCATCGTGCCGGGCCTGACCTACCGGATCCGGATCGGCGCGTACTGTCCGACGAGGGACCCGAACGAGATCCGGATCGTCGTCGGCGAGGGAGCGATGGAGCTACAGGAGGCCGACGCGCTCCGGATGCCCACGCTCATCTCGTCGCTCTACTACGAGCGCAAGCGCGCCACGATCGCGGAGGTCGAGGCGCGTTGGCTGCGAGAGGAGCGACACCGGCTCCTCCGCTTCGAGACCTCGGCGAAGAAGGCCGAGGAGCGGGCCTACGCGGAGTCGTGGGCGGACCGATGGGTGCTCGAATGAGACGCCCGACGCGATCGACAACGACGCGGCGTCCGCGTAGGCTTCTCGCATGGCCAAGCCCGTGAACCCCACGTTCTTCAACGGACCGTTCGAGACTCCGCTGCCCGAGGTCGAGCGGTTCGGAGACCAGCGGGCCGCGCATTTCGAGCAGGAGCGTCGGATGTCGGGAGACCTCCCCGACCAGCCGGATGGGCTCCCGGTCCAGCCGACGCCCGGCAACCCCGTGCCGTGGAAGAACCTCTCGTCTCGCCGCTGATCGAGACCGGGAGTGGTCGCCGAGGGCGTCTCGATCTCCGGGTCGAGACGCCCTCTCGCATTTCGGCTTCGCCCGTGCCATCCTCGCGGCATGGCGAACGACTACTCGGCGAACGGTCTGCCCATGCGGGCACAGGCAGGGGTGGCAAGCGCGGCGCAGGGCCCCGTGGGGGACCTCGCTCCGTTCTCGGGCGTGACGCAGGGAGCGGCTCCGGCCGGCCTCGTCCCCTCGGACAGCGAGCTTCCGGTGGTCTCGGTCCACGGAGGTCCGCCGATGTCTCTCGACGGCTACTCGGCCTCGGGCGGCCAGGCCCCGCTCCCGGCTCCGGGTTCGTGCGACGGCTGCGGCCTCCCGCCGAGCGGCCACCGCCGCTGAGCGGCGACCTCCTCCCGTCCATCCCCTGAATCCGAGGTCAACGCATGGGCTCGCTACTCCTGAGAGGCTCGCTCGACGTGGGCAGCGACTGCGGCGGCTGCGGCGGCGGCGGCGGCTGCGCGGGCGGCGGCACCGACCGGACCGTTCGCGCGCTCGGGCTCCGATGTCCGGGGAGCGCCTACTACCAGTCGGTCGTCGCCACGGGCGCTCCGATCCGGGTCCAGACCGTCGGCGTGCTCGGCGCGGAGTTCGTGGATCTCGACCTCCTCGCGGACCTCATCGGCGTCGAGTTCCTCTACGTCAAGTCCGACGCCCCGATCGCACTCCGCCTCGACGCGGCGGCAGCCCGCGTCGTCGGCTCGGGCGGCACCTTCCCGACCGGCTTCGTGGGCGGCGAGACGCTCACCTTCCTCGTCGGGCTCGTTCCGGTCTCGGTGACGTTCCTCGCCGGAGACCAGACTGCGGCGCAGGTCGTCGCTCGGATCAACGCGGCGTGCGCGCTCGCGGGTCTCCCGACTCCTCGCGCCTCGGTCTCGGGCACGCAGATCGCGATCGACGGGCTCCTCACCGGACCGCAGAGCACGGTCTCGGTGACGGGCGGCACGGGCGCGGCGACGCTCGGGCTCGCGGGCGCGTCGGCGGTCGGCTCCGGCCAGGACGTCGAGATCAACGGCTCCTTCCTGGCCGAGTTCCGCTCCTACCCCGACTCCGTGAGCCGGGTGCAGGTCAGCGGCCAGGCTTCCCTCTCCATCGTTGCCGCGGGTCGCACCTCGGCGTAGTCTCGAACCCGCAACCCTCCTGGAGACGAGCACCCATGACCCGAAACCTCCGCGCTGCGCTCAACGAGTCGAACCCGAACAAGCTCCCGACGGCGAGCCAGCTGCTCCCGATGGGGAACGCGCTCTCGCTCCTCTCGCTCCTCGCGGCCGATGCCGTGGCGTCGAACGTCCTCGTGCTCCCCGAGGAGCAGAAGGCCGGCCAGGTGCTCCGCGCCTACGCGCGCACGGGAGGCGCTCCGGGCTACAAGACGGTCGTCGCTCCCGAGACGACGCCCGCGGCGGGTCAGTGCGCGATCACGGCCTCGGGTGATGTCGCGTTCGCGGCGGCCGACGCCGTGACGAGCGCGGAGGTCATCTACGCCCCGGCCGAGGGCGAGGTGTTCGAAGACACCGTGGACGTCGCGGCCTCGGCGGCGACCCTTCCGCAGTCGCGGCGCGCGCTCCAGATCCTCTCGGTCGAGGTCGTGACCGGGCTCATCCCCGGTGCCAAGACTCCGGCGGCGCGCGGCTCCGCTCCGGCGGCCGGCTCGGCTGCTCTCACCGCTGCGGGCACCGGCGTCTCGTTCAACGCGGCCGACGTCGTGGCCGGACGCGCGACCATCCGCTACCGAGCGGTCCCCGGCGTGGGCGTGGGCCCGGCGGCCTCGATCGCCTCGTCGCTCCGCGCGACGGTCGGCTTCTGAGTCCTTCGAGGGACGAGCCACATCCTCGTCCCTCGGTGCCCGAGGAGGCACCGCACGACGCCCGGAGAACCCCCCACTCCGGGCGTCGACCTCCTCCCCTCCACCACGGAGACGGGCCCCGGTAAGCGCCCGGCAGGAGAGGACCGATGTCAGACGAGAAGGCAAGCGCCGGAGGCACCCCCGTGGTCCCCCCGGCAACCCCCCCGGCTCCACCCGCGGAGCCCTTCGCCGTGTTCCCGGACGCCGATTCGTTCAACAAGCGGCTGGAGCGCGAGACCCGGAAGCGGCTGAAAGACCTCGGGATCGACGACCCCGATGCGGCCAAGACGCGGCTCGACCAGCTGGCGGCGATGGAGAAGGCGAACGAGGACGCGAAGCGCGCTCAGATGAGCGAGATCGAGCGCCTCCGCGCCGACCAGGCCAAGGCGAACGCCGACGCCAAGGCGGCGATGTCGCGAGCCGAGGAGGCCGAGCTTCGCGCGCACCTCCATCGGGTGTTCGCGGAAGAGGGGGTCAAGAATTTCGACTACGGGTTCTTCGCCGTGACGCGGAAGCTCGAATCGATCCCCGAGGACGAGACCCTGGACGAGCGCGCGTTCCTTCGCGACCTGGCCAAAGACCCGACGCAGGCAGCCGCTCTCGGCATCGCGGCTCCTCCCGCACCTCCTGCGCCTCCCGGACAGCGGCCGGCGACGAGCACGCCCGCAGCGGGCACGCCTCCGCTCCCGCCCGGCGCAGGCGCTCCTGCTCCAGCCAAGACGGCGTTCGACATGAGCCCGGCGGAGTGGGCGGCGTACAAGGCTCGGAACGGCATCGGGTGACGACGCCTCTGGCGCGCGTTATCCTCGCGCGATGAGCACGCACATCGTCCTCGCCGACTACGCCGACAGCACCCGTTCGTTCCGAGCCGGCGAGGACGTCGATGCCTCCCAGGTCCCCCTCGCCGAGTTGGTGCGCGGAGGGCTCGCGGTCATCGCCACGTCGTCGACCGCACGCGTTGCTCGTGATGCGTACCGGATCCAGGCGCTCTCGAACGCGAACGCATCGCTTGTAGCGATGATGGCCGCTGCCGGGGTGTTCGGCGGCGGAGGGAGCGGCGGAGGTCTCGGCGTCGGCGAGTTCATCCACGCCGACTTCGGCACGCAGGATGAAGCGCAGGGGCGCTACGTCGGCACGCAGGGCTGGATCGACCTTATGGCGAAGCTCGCCACGATCCAGTTCGGCGCGGCTCCCGTCGTGCGCCTCGCGTACCAGGGCACGCCGTTCGTCGTGCCCGTCGCAGGTATGCCCGCGACTGGCTGGGACTTCCGCGGAGGCTCCGTGGCGAGCTTCTTCGGCGCGACCGGGGCGGTCGTTCTCGACTGTCCGCCGGGTGTGAAGCTCGACAACCTCTTCTCGTTTGGCGGAGAGACGCTCGGGCAGGAGACCGTCGTCATCAAGATCGCCCCTCCTCCCGGCACGGGCGTGCTGGAGTTCACGGCGCTCCCTCCCGACGCTCCGTGGATCCACGTCATCGGTGGCGGCTCGTTCGTGGACCACTCGACCGACACGGGCGCGTACATGCGGGGCGACGACACCGACCGCTCGTGCGTGATGGTGACGGCGGGGGCGATGCAGAACAGCGCGCTCTCGCCTCCGCTCTCGGGCCCGCTCGTCGAGCTTGGAGCGACCGACGACGCCGTGAGCGTGCAGTGGGGGAACGGCGGGCTCCCCACCGGCTGGCTCGCGGGCGGAGGACCGGGCTCGGACCTACTGAACTTCTACGACGACGGCGCGCACCCGGACACCGACAACCTCGCGGTGTGGTGTCCTCAGTTCACCGGCGGAGGAAACATAACGCCGCTCTCGTGGACTCTCGCGAAGTGGGCTGCGTACGACGACGCGGTGATCTCGCCTCCGCTCGGAGCGACGAACGCGCAGGGAGCGATCGATGTTCTGAAAGTCGCGCTCGCGGCGCGCGCTCCGAGCGAGCAGAATACCTACGCGCCGATCGTCACGCCGATCACTCCTGCGCTCCTCGCGGCCGTGGCCGTGGGGACGTTCTCGTGGACGAGGATCGGCGACCTCGTGCGCGTGACCGGCATCCTGACCGTCACGCCTCCGCTCCTCTCTGGAGACAACCAGATCGACATCGACCTGCCGGTGGCCACCGCGTCGGCGGTCGGGCTCGTAGGCCAGTGCTCCGGCTCGACTCTCCCGAACGGGAACACGGATGTGATGACCGCGACCGGGCCGATCCGTGCGGCCGGCGGTCTCGCTCGCCTCTACTTCTCGCTCGCCTTCGCGAACGCACCGACGGCGTTCACGATGTCGGTCGACTTCTCCTACGTCGTCTCGTGAGGTGATCCGATGTCTGCTCCAACGAAATGCCCGAAGTGCTCCGCGGCGCTGGTCGCGGCGAAGGGTCCGTGGACCTCGACCTACGCGCCCCTGGTGTGCCGGTCGTGCAAGAAGGTCGTCCCGAGGGTTGCGCGTTCGGCCTCTCCGCCCGTCGGCTCCTCGACGCCGAGCGACGCTCGCTGACTTCGACCGTTGCGCGAAGGCCTGACCGTCGGTAGGATCGTCGGAATCAGTTCCCATCCAGGCCGAGGGCGGCCTGGCCCCCTCCACGCGCACGACGGCGGTCAACGGTCGGTCCAGGGGTGCCCGTCGGGACGACAGATCCCTTCCCCGATTCGGAGGCACACACCATGGCCGTTTCTCTCGCTGCTCTCGGCATCCCCGCGGAGATCACCGCGATCATCCAGGACCGCACGCTGGAGCGCGTCTTCCACGACTCGCTCTTCCCGAGGCTCCTCTTCCGCTCGGAGGCGATCCCCGAGTTCTGGGCGAGCAACCTCGGCGAGCGGATGATCTTCACCCGGACGGGCCGCATCCCCGTGCGGACGACGCCCCTCACGCCGGGCTCCGACCCGACGCCGAGCAGCTACGCGATCGAGCAGTGGGAGGCGGAGGCCCGCCAGCACGGCGACACGATCGACACGCACATGCCGTCGTCGTACGTCGCGCTCGCTCCCCTCTTCCAGCGGAACACGGTCCAGCTGGGCCTCAACGCGGGCGAGACCCTGAACCGCCTCGTGCGGAACGCGCTCTACCTCTCCTACCTCGGCGGCAACACCGTCACGGCGGCAGCGGCTCTCGCGGGCGCGCTCCAGCTGACGGTCGCGAGCCTGAACGGGTTCCGCGAGCGTCTCCTCAACGGCCGCCCCTCTCCGGTCTCCTCGACGAACGCGCTCCCGATCACGATCGGTGTCGGCGGCGAGCCGGCGAACACGGTGGTCGACGCGACTCCCCTCACCGCGGATCCGGCCGGGCCGGGCATCATCACGCTCGGCGCTCCGACCGTGAACCCCATCCCGGTGCGCTCGGCGATCCTCGCGAGCACGCGATCGCTCATCACGCGCGTCGGCGGCGGCGCGACGGTCGACGCCCTCACGGGCGCGAGCGTCCTGACGCTCCAGACCATCATCGACACCGTGGCGCGGATGCGCGCGCAGCTGATCCCCCCGACGCCGGACGGCTTCTACCACATCCACGTCACGCCCGAGGGCGAGGCCCAGCTGTTCGCGGACAACGCGTTCCAGCGCCTCCACCAGTCGCTCCCCGACTCGGCGGCCTACCGCGACCTCGCGATCGGCCAGCTGGTCGGCTGCCGGTTCTACCGGAACACGGAGAACCCGAACCAGGACAACTCCGGCGCGCTCGTCGACACCTCGGGTGGCGGCGGCTCCGCTCGCGAGGCGAGCGAGATCGGCGGAGAGGTCATCAACCAGGCCGGCGTGCCGATCAAGCGCGCGCTGGTCATCGGCGGCGGCGCGATCTACGAGAAGTACCTGGACGAGGGGAAGTTCCTTTCGGAGGCGGGCGCGACCGGCAAGATCGGCGAGTTCAACATCACGAACAACGGCGTCGCCGTGATGACCGAGCGGATCCGCTTCATCGTCCGCGCTCCGCTCGACCGCGCGCAGCAGGTCGTCTCGCAGACGTGGACCTGGAGCGGCGACTTCCCGGTGCCCTCGGACGGGCTCTCGGGCGGCGCGGCGCGCTACAAGCGTGCGGCGGTCATCGAGCACGGCTGACGAGTTCGCCGACCGCGATCGGGTCGGCAGCCGAGAGAGGCCGCGAGAGGTCCCCGCGACCGACAGATGGTCTCCAGCGATGGGCTCGTGCTTCGGCACGGGCCCTTCGTCTTTCCGTCCGCTCTCGTGCTACCGTCCGGACCTATGGCGAAGGCAAGCACCAAGACGGCACCCGCTCCCGCTCCCGCTCCCGAGCAGCCGACGTCGGCTCCCGAGGCATCGGCTCCGCCCGAGACCGCTCCGCCGGTCGCGACTGCGCCCGAGGCTCCGCTGGTCGCCGAGGCGGCTCCGCCGAGCGTCGACGATGCGCCTCCGGCCTCTCCGGCGTTCGAGCCTCCCGTGCTCGACGAGGCGAGCCTGCCTCCGGTGCTCGAATCGAACGAGCCGATGTCGCAGTTCGATCTCATGGTCTCGGAGATCGAGCGCGCGTTCTCCGTCTTCGAGACCTCGGAGCAGTTCGTGATGGAGGTCCGGAGCGCGGCGGAGTCCGTGTGCGGCAAGCCTCCGCCTCCGAGTCTCAGCGACTCGGACGCGGCGAAGGTCATCGACACGCTCGTGACGACGATCCGCAAGACGGCGGACAGGCTCGGCTCTCCGCGCATGATCCGACTGGAGATCGAGGAGCACGCGCGTCGGATGACGGCGCTCGCTCGTCGGCTCGACGGGCCGAAGCCGAAGCCGGTGGAGTACTTCGAGGTCACGGCGACGTCGCGCTTCATCGTCGCCGGCTCGATCACCTCGCTCGCGGCCGGCTCGATCATCTCCTCGCTCACGCACTCGATCTCCGACGTCGAGGCGCAGGGCGTTCCGCTCCGCCGATGCGGCGCTCCGGTCGCTCATCCCTCTGCGGCGGCGAGCGGGTTCCAGGTGAGCCCCTCGCACGACTTCGAGATCCAGGAGCACTCCGATCCGCTCCTCCGCGCGCTCGGAGTCGTGTCGTGAAGGGCTCCGACTTCAAGAAGTTCGGCGCGAAGAAGGCTCCCCCGCGCAAGCTCGCCGGGATGACCGCGGCACCGTCGAACGGCTCGCTCCCCGCGCTCCCCACCGACGGCGTGAGCGACGAGAAGAAGGCTCCGGTGCTCAAGGCCGGAGCGTCGAAGAGGCTCGCCGGCCTTCGTCGCTGAGGCAGCGTGCGGGAGTACTTCCGGGATGATCTCGGCCGCTTCGCTTCTCCGCCAGGAGGAGATGGAGGCGGTGACATACCCCCGGAGACACCGACACCTCCGCGAGAGTCTGAGGGTCGTTCGACGCTTGGGCGTCTGGCAGGGATGCCGGCGTTCGGCGGTCGGGTGGCTCTCGACCGTCTCGCGGGCGGCGGTCGTTGAGGCTATCCTCCGGCGATGGCCTTCACCGACGACGAGAAAACGCGCGTGCTTCACTTTCTCGGCTTCCCCGACTGGCAGTCGCTCGCGTCGTCGATCCAGTTGGGCTACCCCGCGAGTACGCAGCCCCTCTTCCTCGTCCGCGACTCGTTCGACCGGCTCTCTCCAGCCGGCGAGAACAGCGTGCGTCGCGACCTGTGCGAGTGCGAGGCGATCGAGCGCCAGCTGAGCGACGCGAGGAGCCGGATGCGGGCGACTGCGATCGGCGAGATGAAGCTCAACGCCCAGGAGACGACGCAACTCCGAGGCGAGTTGCAGTTCTGGATCAAGCGCCTCTCGGACGACCTGGGCGTGTTCCCGAACCCCTACTCCCAGATGGAGTATCAAGGGATGGGCGGCGGGATCAACGCGAAGGTCGGCTGAGCGCGCTATCCTCGGGGGATGAGCGACCCGTGCAACCCCCGGTGGCAGGTCCCGTCGACCGATCCCGCGCTTGGTCCAGCGTGCGACCCAGCCGAGAGCCTCGTGGAGAGCCTCGGAGGAGTCGCCGACGACCTGCGTCAGATCGGCGTGGACCTCGGGATGCGGCCCTACCGCGTGTTCTCGGTCGTCGTCCGGTGGACGGGCGGCGAGATCGGGCGCGGCACGCCGACGTCGGCTGAGCGGGAGTTCCTCCCGACGCCGAAGCTCGCCGAGCCGTCGGTGAACAACGAGCCCAAGACGGGCGGCCTTGTCGAGCGCGGGAGCGCGCGGCTCACGGCGATCAGCCCGCGCTACACCGAGGACGAGGTGCGCAGCCTCTTCGGCTGCGACGAGGAGCCCGGCGTAGAGACGTTCGTCGAGGTCCGCGTGGATGCGCGCGACGGCTCGACCGAGCGGCGTAGGTTCGTCGTCTCGGGGATGCCGTTCCGAGAGGTCGACCGCTTCCAGTGGGTCGCGAAGCTCCTCCGCCAGGACACCGACCGGCGGAGGAACGGCTCGGTGCCCTACGTCGGAGAGGAGTGATCCGTGGCGCGCTATCGCGTGACGATCCCTGAGTTCACGCGGTTCCTCGCGAGGATGACGCCCGAGATCCGAGACGCGTGCATCACGGGCCTCCGGAGCGGCGCGCTCCGGCTCCAGGTCGCGACCATCAACGAAATCGACGCGGCCAAGCCCTACCCCGCGGTCGACACGGGCGAGCTTCGCAACTCGGTGAACGTGACGTCGATCTCCGACGGTGCGATCGTCCACGTCGATGCTCCTCACGCGGCGTTCCTGGAGTACGGCACCCGCCCGCACACGCCTCCGCTCGCTCCGCTCCTGGAGTGGGCGAACCGGAAGGGTCTCGACGCGGGCGCGGCGCGCGCGATCCAGCGGAAGATCGCCCGAGAGGGGACGGCACCCCGGCACTACTTCGAGAAAGCCGTGGAGCGCGCAAAGCCGTTGATCCGCGAGGAGATCCTCCAGGAGTTGAGCCGGATCGGCTTCGGACGCGTTCGAGGCCGGTGAGCCCGTGCTAGCCTCGGGCGATGTCCGTGGGCTCCATCCTCGTCCCCGCCGACGCTCGTCCGCCGGCACGGCGCGCGACGATCGATGCGCGCGGCGCGGCGGCGCTCGTGCTCGGGGAGTACCTCCGGTGCGCGGAGTTCCTCCTCGGCGGCGGCCAGGACATCGACACGCCGTTCCGGCTCCGCGAGGTGCTCGACGAGTGGCCGGAGCCGAAAAAGCAGATGACCTACCCGTCGGTGTCGATCACCGATCGTGAGGACATCCCGGTGTCCGCCTCCTCGTTCGTCCCCGTGCCGTTGGAGGACACCTGGGACCAGTTCGGAGCCGGGACGGTCCTCTGGAAGCTCGGCGAGATGACGGCGACGTTCCAGGTCGACTTCTGGACCGACAACAAGCCCACGCGGGAGGCGATCGCGGCGCAGCTGCCGTCCCTCTTCGCTCCGGGCGAGGACGCGACCCGCGTGGTTCTCCGAGGGACGCCCCGCTACTGGCAGCGGCCCGTGCGCGCGTCGCTGGTCTCGTGGCGTCGGATGGACGAGGTGTCGACGGTCTACGTCCGGGAGCGGCGGCTGATGGCCGTCGTCCGCCTCGACGTCGATGTGGTCGACCTCCGCTGCGCGGTTCCCTTCGAGCCGTCGGTGGTGCTCGCCGAGGTCGGAGAGATGGTCGACGTCGGGCCCACCCCCGAGGAGTTCCGACGGCTCGACACGCCGGACTGACGCCGTGCTACCCTCGCTCCCGAGGCGCGAAGGCGCGCGCAAGGAGCGATCACCATGGCCGGATTCGTGCGACGGTTCACCAGCTTCCCTTCGATCGAGGTGCTCGCCGAGATCGAGGCGGTCAACATCGTGGACCTCCCGCCCCCTGCGCCAACGACCGGCGTAGGAAGCGGGACGGCGCTCGTCCTCGGCGAGTTCGAAGACGGGGCCTTCGCGGTCGGAGGCGACGCGGCGGAGTACGACCCCGCGACCCGAGGCGTGTTCGAGGTGTTCTCCTCCGAGGATCTCCGCCAGCGGAGCGGCGGCTTCGGCTTCACCTACGGGACGACGCCCTACCAGAACCCGGCGGCTCGCCGGCATCTCTCCGAGTTCTGGAACGGCTCGGGCTTCATCAAGCTCAAGTTCATGCGTCCGCGACGCCTCATCCTCGCGCGCGTCGACACGTCGGTGGGCTCGGTCGCGTTCTCCCCGATCGCGTTCCACGAGAGCGACGTCGGGCCCTTCACGCTCGCGGTCGGAGACCAGCTGTCGGTGACCACCGATGTCGGTGGACCGGCGCTCTCGACCGCGATCGCGGCGGCGCGCGCCTCCATCACGGGCGGCGTGTTCGTCAACTCGGGCTACGTCGGCGGAGAGCAGATCACGGTCCAGATCGACAACGGCGTGGTGGTCCCCGTGACCTTCGCGGCGGCGGACCAGACGCCCGCCCAGGTCGCAGCGCGGATCAACCTCGCGCTCGGCTACGCGGCGGCGGACGTTCCGGGCGGCCTCCGCATCCGAGGTCTCATCGAGGGCACCGCGGGTGAGGTCACGCTCGCGGACGTCTCCGCGGGCGCGCTCGCGGCGATCGGCCACGCGGCGGGCACGACGGCGGGCACCGGCAACGTCGCCGACCGGACCGCGGTGACGGCCACGGAGATGGCGACGATCATCAACGCCACGGTCGCGCTCTCGGCGATCAACTGCTCCGCGCGCGCGCAGGCCGATGGCTCGCTCCGCGTGTTCTCGACGACGCCCGGAGCCGGCCAGATCACGATCAACGCCTCCGCGGTGGCCACGGCGCTCGGGCTCCCGGTCGCGGTCCTCGCCGAAGCCGACGTCCACGCGGCCGGGACGATCCCCGCCGGCACACGCGTCCGGACCGTCGGCGGAGCCGAGTGGGTGACGATGCAGACGCTCATCGTCGCCGAGGGGACGAGCGCGAGCGGGAACCCCGGCCCGCACACCGTCAAGGTCCGGCCGGCGCTCGACGACGGGACCGGAGCGGCGGCGGCGGCCTCGACCGTCACGGTCGTCGTCGACCAGCCGCTGTGGGGCGAGGTCACGGTGACGAACCCGATCGCCCTCTCGGCGGCGCTCACCGAGAACCAGCTGGACGTGGCCTATGAGGCGGCGTTCGACGCGACCCTGAACCTCGCGAGTCCGGCGCGCGAAGCCAACTTCTCGATCTCCGCTCGTCGCTCGACCGCGGTGATCCGGAAGGGTCGCGAGAACGCGATCGACGCGAGCGCGGGAGGTCACTTCGGCCGGAAGTTCCTCACCGGAGCGCCGATCGGCTTCACGCAGTCCCAGGCCCAGGCCGACGTCGCTCTCTGGCGCTCGGACCGGGTGTTCTACACCTGGCCCGGCTGGAGCGTTCGCATCCCCGAGATCGCCTTCCTGGGTCTCGCGGGCGGCCTCGGCTTCACGGCCGATGGCGTGATCACGGTCCGCGGCGACGGTCCTCTGGCAACGCTCGACTGCCAGCTTCCGCCGGAGGAGAACCCCGGCCAGCAGACCGGGCTGATCGAGCAGTTCTTCGCGGTCGAGGCGACCTCCTCCCCGCTCGACATCGGCGCGTACACGCGCCTCAAGGCCGCGGGCATCTCCGCTCCTCGGCGCGACCCGATCTCGGGCTCGATCTACCAGTCGGGCATCACGAGCAATGTCACGCCGGGCCTCACGACGCAGGCCCGCCGGAAGATGGCCGACTTCATCCAGGACACGCTTGCCCAGCGGCTCGTGCCCTACTCCAAGAAGCTCTCCACGCAGTCGCGGCGAGAGGGCGTCCGGGCGGACATCGACCAGTTCCTGAACGACCTCCTCTCACCGAACAACCCCGAGACCCAGCGGATCAACGACTACGCCGTGGACCCGATCTCGGGGAACACCCCGTCGATGGAGGCGCGCGGCATCGTCGTCTTCATCACGCGCGTCCGGACCCTTTCGAGCCTCGACGCGATCGTGGTGCAGACCGAGATCGGCGAGGGCGTCGTCATCGTCACGGCGACCTGAGATCCTCCGCGGACCACCCGACCCGAGAGACCTAGAAGGAGCAGAGCATGGCGCAGCGAGTCAAAGGCCAGGAGACGCGGATCACGTTCACCGGCCCGAACGGGACCATCACGGCGCTCGACGCGATCCAGTCGTTCGAGTTCGAGATCCAGACCGAGATTCTCTCCGAGGGCTACCTGGGAGAGACCTCGGAGCGGAAGGACGACGTGTTCAAGGGCGTCCGCGGCCGGATGGAGGTCCACATCTCCTCGCAGGACTACTTCCGGTTTGCCGACCAGGTGAAGCTCCGCTCGCAGCGCCGAGAGGCGACCAACGCGCAGTTCACGGCGACCTGCGCGTTCTCCCTCCCGAACGGCCAGCGACCGCGCGCCGTCCTCACGGACCTCTTCTTCGGTCCCCTCCCGGTCAACGCTGGAGCGCGCGACGAGTTCGTGCAGGGGACGGTCGAGTTCGAGTGCGAGGACGTTCGGTTCTTTTATTGATCGCCCTCGCGCTCCGCGCGCTTGACGACACCGCGAGCCCTCCGGAGGGCTGCCCTTGGCCGGGGCAGCACTCCATGCCTCCGGAGGACCCGCGGCCTACATGGAAGGCAGGCAGACGATGGATCCCAAGAACCCGATCGGAACCCCCACGGCTCCCCTGACGCCCGAGCAAGCCGCGCAACTCGCGGCGGCGGAGTTGGAGAAGCGCCGAGCGGCTCTCGACCCAGGCGTGCTCGCGGCGGCGTTCGGCGCCTTCGCCGGCTCCTCCCTCGCGGCGGCTCGTCCTCTCCCGAGGCGGCGCGTCTCGTTCTTCGTCGACCACACGGTGTGCGCTCCGGGCGTGTTCGCCGAGGACTTCGAGATCACGCTGGCGTCGCTCACGCCGTCGGACGAGCTTCGAGCGATCGCGGAGGCGAAGGGCGACTCCATCTCGATGGCGTTCACGATGGCCCGCCACTCGATGGAGGCGATCAACGGGTCGCCGATCCCGCCGGGCGTGGACGACTGGTTGTGGGGCGCGCTCGACGTCGGCGGCCGGCAGATCATCACGGGCATGTTCGCCGAGTTGACCGGGACGGCAGCGGGTGCCGCGGGAAAAGCGCGGAGGACGCTGCGCGTTCACTGAACCGGGAAGGGCTCTACGCGAGCTATCTCGCGTGGATCTCGACCTGGGCTCGGCGCTCGGTGTCCGACTACGAGAGGAAGATCTGGAGGCGGCTCGCGTGGATCTGCCGCTACGGGCACATCCCGCTGACCGAGGCGCTCCACATGGAGACGCGAGCGGGCCTCCTCTTCGCCGACGAGTTGCAGGTCATCGTAGAGGGGGAGAACAAGCCGAGGTCGTGACGGCGCGGCTCCTCTGAACCGTGTAGGATCGGACGCGTGACGGACTTCGACATCGAGGCGGTCCTATCGCTGGAGACCCGAGCGGCGCTCGGTGGCATCCGGTCGCTCGGTGGCCAACTCTCGGCGCTCGGAGACCGGATCAGCGGCGCGAACGGGATGTTCGGCGGGATGGTCCAGAACGTCCTCGCGCTCGGAGCGGGCTACGTCGGCGTGAACGCGCTCGCGTCCGGCTTCTCCGGGCTCGTCCGCTCCGCGGCCGAGTTCGAGACGTCGATGCAGACGACCGAGATCGGCCTGTCGTCGATCATGGCCTCGGTCGAGGGGCTCTCGTTCGAGCAAGCCCGACAGGTGGCCGGGTCGGTGTTCCGCGACCTCACCGACGAGGCGCTACGGAGCACCGCCACGACGGAGGAGTTGTTCTCGATCTACTCGGCGATCTACGGGCCGATCCGCAACGCCGGGTTCGCCCTGGACGAGGTGCTCGGGATCACCAGCCAGACGGCGCTGGCGGCCTCGGCGCTCGGGGTGGACTTCCAGCAGGCCTCCCGAGACATCTCGGCCATGGTGCGCGGTGCCGCTGGCGTCGACGTGCGGCTCTTCTCCTCGCTGCGCTCCATGGGCGCGATCACCGAGGACGCGCAGGAGTTCAACCGCCTCACGCAGGCCGAGCGCATCCAGCGCCTCCAGCGCGCGCTCCAGGGGTTCGACGCGGCGGGCGAGGCTTACGCGACCTCGCTCCCTGGCGTCACCTCGTCCTTCCAGGACGTGGCCGAGCAGCTGCGGCGGGCGGCCTTCCGCCCGGTGTTCGACGTGCTCGCGCGCTCGCTGGGGGGCGTCAACGATCGGCTGCTGGCGAACCGCCAGGGCATCGAGAACGTCCTGAGCAACCTCGGCGAGCGAGCGGCCGGCGCGCTCTCCAACGTCTTCGATCGGGCCTTCGCCGGGATCGACTACATCACGGCCCATTGGGGGGAGTTCCAGGCCCAGATCGAGCGCGTCGTGGCGACGGTCTACCGGATGGCCCCCTACCTGATGGCGGCGGCGCGCTCGTTCGCGATGATCCAGATCGGGCGGCAGGTCGTCGGCTCGGGCATCTCCGCGCTCGGCGCGGGCGCGAGCTTCGTGGGAAGCCTCGGCGGCCTCATCGGCGGAGGAGCAGCGGCGGCCGAGGGCGGAGCGGCGGCGGCCGGAGGCGCAGCGGCGGCGGCGGGCGCGGGCGGCGCGGGCGGCCTCGCGGCTCTCGGACCGATCCTCGAAGGGCTCTCGCTCGCGGCGGCTCCGCTCGCGCTCGCGCTCGGCGCGGTGACGTCGCTCGTCTCGTTCGCCACCGAGTATTGGGATGGGATCCTGGCCGTGTTCGAGCCGCTCACGCCGATGCTCGAAGGCGTCTACTCGGAGTTCGAACGGATCGGACTGTTCGGCGGCCAGACCCTCTCGCCCATGCTCGATGGCCTCGGCTTCATCCTCGCGGCGATCCTCATCCCGACGCTCCAGCTGCTCCTCGTCGTCATCCGAGGAGCGGCGGCTGCGTTCGCCGACTTCCTGGAGATCACGGCCTACGTCGCCGAGGCCGTGCAGGGCTATCTCGACGAAGCCGTGGAGTCGTTCCTGGAGGCGGCGCGGTACATCTCCGTGATGATCGGAGACCTGTTCGGAGACGCCACCAACTCGGCGGCGCGCGACCGCGAGGCGCAGGAGGCGGCGCATCGCGCGGTGAGCGACCTCCGCGACCAGACCACGCGCGACGCGGAGGCTCCCGAGCCTTCGCTGACCGCTCCTCCGACGGGCCGATCGACGACGCACAACGACTTCCGCGGCTCTCGGATCTCGGTCCGGCAGGAGTTCCGAGAGGCCGACCCGGATCGGGTCGCGGTCGATATGATCAACGACATCGCGCGGCTCGCCGAGCAGCGCACGCAGTCGGGGTTCGTCCCCGCTCTCACGAGGTGAGCGATGCCTCCTCCGACCTCACAGGCTCCCGGCTTCGGCATCGAGGAGTTGACCGGAGAGCAGCGGGTCGTGCTCCTCCAGGGGCGCGCGCTGCCCTACCAGGGCGTCGGCTGGAACGCGCGGCAGAGGACGAAGAAATCGACCTACGCCGGCAACCCCGTGGGGACGATCCAGATCCTCGGGCCCGACTTCGACAACACGACGATCGAGGGGATGTGGAAGCAACGCTTCCTCACGGGCGCGATCGTCGTGAGCACGGGCGAGGAGATCACGCGGCCGGAGGAGGCCGTGCGACTCTTCGAGTCGCTCGTGACCTCGGGGAACAACCTCGCGGTCCAATGGGGCCCGATCGTCCGCTACGGCGTGATGGTCAACTTCGAGCACGTCTGGATCCGACCGCAGGATGTGCGGTGGACGGCGGAGTTCGAGTGGTCCGGGGCGAGCGAGATCCCCGCTCGCGCGACCGCGGCACCGTCGGACGACTCCTCGGTGGAGGACGCAAGCACGCAGGTCGACGACGCGCTCGTGGCGGATCCGGCCTCGATCGACTCGGACTACCAGGAGAGCGTCACCGAGCAGACGAACGAGACGCGGGTGAACGTCGGCCAGCTATTCGTCGCGCTCCAGGAGATCCGCGTGCAGGTCAACACCTCGATCGCGACGGTTCAGGCCGCGCTCTCCTCCGCCGAGAGCGTCCGAACGGGCGTCGGCGGAACCCTCCTCGCGCTCTCGGATCGGCCCTACACCGAGGCGCAGCTGCTCGACACGGTGGTGGAGGTGTTCGCGTGCGAGGCGTGGAGGATGTCGACCGCCGAGGCGTCGCGACGTCTTCGCGCGTCGTGCCAGCGGCGCTCGATCGAGGTCGCGAAGGCGGCGATCCCGAGCGCGATCGCGGTCGTCGTGATGCCCGGAGATCAAACGCTCCGAGACCTCGCGCGCGTCTACTACGGCACCGCCGACTCGTGGCAGCAGATCGCCGACGCGAACGACCTCGTGGGTGCGATCGTCGAGGCCGGGACGATCGTCGTCGTGCCCGCCTCCACGGCGCGCGCGCAGGGGTGACCTCGTGACGGCCTACACGCGCAACGTCTACCGGGTCTCGGCGCAGGTCGCGCTGTGGATCCGCGTGGACGAGTTGTCGGACACGCACCCGCTGGAGCAACGGCTGGGCGGCGCGGACATCGCGCGCGTGGCGGAGGGGCCCGCGAGCCAGCCGCCCTCGGATCCGGCGGCGACGGCGCGGGAGTTGACCACGCAGATCGCGAGGCTCAACACGCAGATCCGAACGGCGCTCCGCCAGGCGTCGGAGGAGCGCGACAGCGAGACGACCGGAGCCGAGGGCGCGTCGGACGAGGGGCAGGGAGGGACGACGGTTCGACGCCTCCGAGCGCAGCGGAACCGGCTCGTCGCTCGCCTCTCCGGGCTCGGGTCTCCCGGCTCGCGCGTCGAGGCGATGAGCGGAGCGAGCCCGGACGACCGCTTCGTGCGCGGCGGCATCATCCCCGCGAGCGTCGAGATCGAGCGCAACGGGTTCAGGGAGGCGGACACGGCGCGCGTCGACATCGCGTGGGCGGATGTCCCGTTCGATCCTCGGCTCGTCCGCGCGTGCGGGATCGAGGTCATCCTGGGAGCCGTCTCGGCCGACGACTTCCAAGCCGGCGTGCGCGGCGAGCGGCGAGCGAGCGGAGGCCTTCGCTCGATCGTCGAGCAGATCCCCGCGGGCCCGGTGAGCCAGACGGCCACGCGGTTCGTCGGGTGGGTCGACGACTGGACCGTGAGCTACGACCCGGACGACGGCGAGATCGTCACGATGGAGGCGCGCGACATGACCGCGCTGCTCATCGACACGCCGCTGGGGAACAACCGGATCGACCTCCTCGTGCCGGTCGACGTCGGCGTGACGAGGCTCCTGGAGCAGTACCCGACCGCGGCCGGCCTCCGCGTCGTGTGGGGCGACGTCTCCGACCCGACGCCGGGCCAGGCTCCGACGCCCGGCGATGCCGTCCCCGCGGTCTCTCGCGCTCGCCGAGGGCGCGTCGCGAGGCAGCCGAGGAGCGGCGACCAACGGATGACGGTCTGGGACCACATCACCGACGTCTGCGTGCAGTGCGGCGTCGTTCCGCTCGTCCGTGACTACGAGCTTCGCCTCATCAACCCGCGGACCCTCTTCACCGGGAGAGGTCCAACGGGAGCTTCCCAGCCACGTCGGATGATCTACGGGCGGAACCTCACGAGCCTCCAGTTCACGCGGAAGCTCGGCGGCGTGAAGGTCCCCACCATCGAGGTCCGAGCCTACGACCCGACGATCGGGCGGACGCGCTGGGCCCGTTGGCCGGTCCGCGAGGGAGAACGGCGCGAGGGCGTCCTGGGGCAGGACAATCCTCCGGCGGCGCTCCGCGCGAACGAGGTGGGTCCAACGGGCGCGAACCCCGACGAGCGCGTGCAGACGTTCACCGTGCGCTACGGAGGCTCTCCGGGCGCGCTCGCGTCGATCGCTCGCTCGCTCTACGAGCAGATCGGCCGCCAGGAGATCGAGGGAAACTTCAAGACCTCGGACCTCCGCTCGTTCGGATCGGAGGAGGACGCCTCGGATCTCCTCTCGCTCCTCTCCGGAGATCCGGTCGAGATCCTCGTGGCGGCAGCCGATCGGTCGGATCCGACCTCCGCGCCCTCGACCGCGACGACGATCCAGGCGCAGACGAGAGAGGCGCGCGCGCGGTATCTCCAGTCGCTCGGGTGGTCGGCCGACGTCGCGGAACGGTTCGCCGAGCTACAAGACGCCTCCGGTTTCCAGACCGTGTTCCGCGTCCAGAACGCGAGGATCTCGTTCGACGCCGAGGAGGGGATCTCGATCGTCGTCGACTTCGTGAATTTCATCGTCGTCCGAGAGGACGAGGCGGCTCCACAGGAGACGGCAACGCGGCGGCGCGTGCCTTCGCGCGCGGTCGACCAGGCCACGGCCGGACGCACCGACACCGCGGCGCAGGACGCTCGGCGCGCGTCGGCGGATCGGCGCGCGCGCACTCCAGACGATCCGGAGATCCCGGCGGCGATGGAGGAGGAGCGCGCGCGGCTTCGCGACGTCACGATCTCGGAGGACGGGCCCGTGCTTGACGTGCCGTTCCTTCGAGGAGGTGGCTCGTGACGAGGAGATCGGGACGCGCTCGGATCCGTCGCTCGCTCGACCTCGGGCGGCTCCGCGAGGCGATGGCCGCTCCCGGCTCCGACCCTCGCTCGTGGGTCGTGCTCGCGCGCGTGGACGACGACGACGACGCGGTGCGATGGGAGGAGGGCTACGGCTGGATCGCCGACGTGACGTTCACGTTCGGCGATATGTCCGGAGAGGGACCGATCGCGTGCCGCGTGTCCTCGGCGTTCGGAGGAGACGGCAAGGCTTCGATCTCACCGATCGAGCGAGGCTCCGAGGTTGCGGTGCTCCTCCCCGGCGGCGACCCGATGACCGCTCCGCTCATCGTCGGCGTGGCGTTCAACTCCCAGGACGTTCGCGTTCCGGAGGAGGTCAACGGTCAGACGATCGACGAGGACTTCGCGAAGGCCAACCACATCCTCGTCACGCCGCACTCGGTCCAGCAGGAGGTCGGAGAGCGATGGCGCACGAGCGCGACCGACCGCGCGACCCTGGAGGCTCCCGAGGTCCGGCTGGCGAACGAGGACGCCGATCAGTCCTACGTGCGCGGCGAGGACTACGCCGACGCGGCCGACGCGCTCGCCGACGCCACGGACGACTTCGGGCAGCAGGTGCTCGCGGCGTTCGGCAACCTCGTGCCTCCCGGCCCGCCCGTCACGCCCGTGACCCAGGCCCAGGCGACCTCCGCGGTGACGACGATCACGACGGCCTACGCCGCGCTCGCGGTCGCGGTCGGGCAGTTCAAGGCGGCCCGCAACTCCTACCTGAGCGCGAAGATCAAGGGCGAGTGAGCCCGTGCTAGGCTCGGTCCCATGCCCGCGAGCATGAGGATCGACCAGGCCGGCCTGCCCGTAGGGACGCCGGGACAAGCCCGCACCGACGGTCTCGACACCGGCGCGCTCGTGACGCTCACGTCCGTTGGAGGAGGGACGACGCATCGGTTCCGGCTCCTCTGGGTTCCTCCCGAGGACACCACGGCGGTGTCGACCCTCACGCAGACCGGGCCGGCGACATGGACGTTCTCGCCGACTCCGGGAGCGAGGGGTACCTACCGGATCGAGCTTGTGGTGGACGAGGGGACGCCATCGGAGAGCAGGCAGCGGAGGATCTTCGGCATCCGGCTCCCGCTCAGCGGTCTGCTGGTCCCGGCGGCGAACGAGGGCGCTGACGCTAGGGCCACCCTGCTCAACGCGGGCCCGGCGACGATCGACCGGAGCGAGAACAACGAGCCCTTCGGTCCGTTCGCCTCGGGCTCGTCGTGGGGCTGGTGGAAGTCCTGGCGGGACCTCTACCTCTACGTCGAGAGCCTCGTGGTCGGAGGAGGCATCACGCAGCTACTCGGCGACGTCCTCGCCGGGCCTGGCGTCGGTCCCGTCGCGGCGATCGTCGCTCGGATCCAGGGGAACCCCGTCTCGCCGGTCGCTCCGCTCGTCGGCCAGGCGCTCGTGTGGAACGGCGCGGCGTGGCTCCCGACCACGCTCCCCAGCGGTGCGCCCGTCGGGCCAGCGCAGTGCGTCTTCGTCGACCCGGTGGCCGGCAACGACGGCACGGGACAACGCGGGCGCGCGGACCTCCCGTTCTTGACGATCGCGGCTGCGATCGGAGCGGTCATCGCCCTCGACGACTGCATCGTGCTTGCTCCGGGGGAGCACAGCGTCTCCGCGACGCTCCCCGAGCCGCTCGTGGGGCGCATCTCGTTCGTGGGCTACGGGCGCGATGTCACCACCGTTTCGATGGATTCGGGCGGCGGGTTCCTCCCGCTCCTCTCCTGCGGCGTGACGCTCGTCGAGCGCCTCGCCATGCGCAACTTCACGATCCGGCTCGCTACGGGCGACATCGGGATCGTCGCCGATGGCTCGCTGGGGAACGGCGACTTCATGCGCGAAGGCCTGGAGCTATCGGGGGTGCGCTTCGAACGGAGCCCCGGCGCCGCTCCGGTCCAGGGGTGGGTCTTCACGGCGGTGAACCGGCTCGTGATCGAGAACGTCCAGGTCGACGGCGGAGTCTCTTTCAACACCTGTCACTCCGCTCCCTCGCTGAGCCAGGATCCGAGCCTCCTCCAGAACCTCTCGGTCCTCACGAACACCTACATCGCGTGGGACGACGACGTGGCTCAGGCGTTCGGCTTCCCTATGGGCCGAGAGCCGATGCGGTTCCGGGAGTGCTCACTCGGAGAGGTCCTGCTGGATCTCCAGCCGGACGTGCAGCCCGAGCGATGCTCCTACCGCGGGCTCACCTCGCTCAACCCGCTCGGAAACTCCAGTACGGGCGTCGCGTCGATCTGGTCGGAGAGCGACTGCATCGTAGGCTCCGGCGGCGGCCTCACGTTCATCGATTTCACGGCGTCGCAGTTCATCCTCGACGTGCCGGTCTCGCCGACGTTCCTATTCACGAGACCGCACTGGAACGGGCTCGTCGTCTGCGCGTTTGAGCGGCTCGCAAGCGTGAACGGCAGGACGACTCCGCGGATCTCGGATCTCTCGGGGCCCGGCTCCTTCTCGCTGTTCATCTGCAACGAGGGGATCGACGGCAACATCTTCTCGGCGAACATCATGCCGACGATCTCGATCGGAGGCAGCGGCACCTTCACGCCGGGCGTCTGGAGGCCGATCATCGCCTTCGGACCGACCGTCGCGGGCCCCAACTTCTTCCCCTTCCCGTGGGGCCCCGCGGGCAGCGGCAACAACTGGATCGTCGTCCAGCCCGACAACTTCGTGCCGGGCGAGGTGCTCACGGCCGGTCCTGGAGGCGCGCTCGGGTTCAACGTGGACGCGGCGATCGGAGGCGGGTTCTTCTACGCCGAGATCGGCTGGGTCAACGGTAGCTGAGGAGGACGGGATGCCCACGGAGGAGGAGATCGCGGCCGAGGTCGCACGCAAGGCGGCGAAGGTCGCCGAGGTCACGGCGGCGCGCGCGGCGGCGGCGGCGAAGGTCGAGGAGCAACAAGCGGCGGTCGCTTCGGCGAAGGCTGCGTCGGCGGTCTCGCGCGAGGCACAGCGGAAGGCGATCGGCGACGTCCACGGCCACGCGAAGGCCGCGATGGTTCGGCTCCGGGCCTCGCATCGCGAGCGCGAGGAGCGCGATGCGCGTGAGGGCGAGGAGGAGTGACGCAGGAATGCACGGGCGCGCTCGGTTCGGGCGGAGCGGGATCAACCCCGCTCGGCTCGGCGTCCTATCTTGCGGTGGCCGAGGCGCGAGAGGTCTCACGAAACTCGGTGCGCGTGACGTTCTCGACGGCTCCCGTCGCCTCCGATCCGGCGACTGCATGGGACGCGCTCAACCCGGAAAACTGGAGGCTCGAACCGCTCTCCCCGCACGGGATCGTGGTCCGGCTGGCCCAGGTCGTCCGGCGCGTCGCCGAGACCGCGGTGGACGTGTTCTTCGACGGTCCCCTGGATGCTCCGGCGACCTACCGGATCGTCGTCGAGAACGTCCGTGAGGTCGGCGGCGGCGAGATTTCGCTGGACGAGGAGTGTCGTGCGGCGGCGTTCGCGACCTTCCCGTTGTTCCGGGTGCCTCCGGCGCGCGCGCGCGCGGCTCGGGTCGACCTCGCGAACCCGCAGCTGCTCAACGACGAGAAGGTCACGAACCCGCTCGGGACGTTCCAGATCAACGACCGCGGCGACTTCGCGCTGGAGAGCGGCCGGGCCTATCTCCGGAAGCGCATCCTCCGCCGAGCCACGAGCGCGCTCGGGTCGTTCTTCCATCTCCCGGCGTACGGCTTCGAGCAGCCGCTGAAAGGGCTGATCAAGCCCTCGGTGATCCGCTCGCTCCAGTCGGCGGTCCTCGCCCAGGTGCTCCGCGAGCCCGACGTGGCGAAGGCGGCCGTGGAGGTCTTTCTCGCGCGGTCGGACATCCTCGTGATCTCGATCAAAGTCGTCGACACCAACGGCGAGGCGGACCAGATGACGGTTCCGGTGCCTCTGTCCTCGTGACGGCGTAGACTCGGGACACCGTGCCCGACCTTCCCACGCGACAGACGTACTTCCAGATCGGAGCCGACGAGGTTCTGGCGCGCTCCGCTGCTCGTCCGATCGGGCAGAGGATCTCCGCGGAGGAGGTCTTCACCGAAGGCAGCGACATCAACATCGTGACGGCTTCGGCCTCGGCGATGGCCGAGGAGGTCACGCGGCAGCTGGCGCTCCGCGAGAAGGTGCTTCTGCTCGACGGCGCTTCGGGCATCGACCTCGATCGCATCGTCGGTGACCGCTTCTCGCCGACGGTCGTCCGAAAGCAGGCGGTGCCCTCGGTCGTCCCCCTCATCATCTCGCGGAGCCTCGGGCCGCTCGCGGCGATCACGCTCCCGATCGGGACGAAGGTCCGAACGGGCTCCTCCTTTGAGTTCGCGACCACGAGCGCGGTCTCCCTTGCGGCCGGCTCGACGGGCCCCGTGACGGTGCTCGCCGAGGCGACAGTGGCCGGGACGGCTGGGAACGTCGCGGCCGGGACCATCACGCAGTTCTCCGAGCCTCCGGCCGACCCGAACCTCATCGTGGTCAACGAGGAGCCGGCGGCCGGCGGCGACGACGAGGAGAAGGATCCGGCGCTCCGTGCGCGCGCGCGGGACTTCTTCCGGCAGGCGCGGCGCGGGACGCTTGGCGCGATCGAGTTCGGCGCGTTGACCGTGCCGGGCGTGCGCCAGGCGTCGGCCATCGAGGAGGTCGATCCGGGAGGTCTCCCGACGGGACGGGTCTCGATCTTCGTCGCCGACGCGCAGGGGCAGGCTAACTCCGCGCTCGTGACGGCGGTCCTCCTCGCCCTCCTGGAGTACCGGGCCGCGGGCATCATCGTGGACGTCCTGAGCGCGATCCCCGAGTTCGTGTCGATCCGGTTCCGGCTCCGCTTCTCGGCGAGCGTGAACACAACGGTCGCTGCGGAGTCGGTGCGGCTCGCGGCGGTCGCGGCGGTCAACGTCCTGCGCCCGAACGCCGTCCTCCCGGTTTCGCTCCTCTTCGCGGCTGCTCGCTCGGTCCCTGGCGTCATCGTCCTGGACGACGCGATCGTGGCTCCCGTCGGAGACCTCGTACCGGCGCTCGGCCAGGTCATCCGGACGCGACCCGACCTCGTGACCTTCGAGTGACCCCCCGATGAGCTTTGAGCCCTCCACCAAAGACGACCTGCTGGATCTCTGGCGATCCCTCTTCCCGCGCTCCTACACGGTGCCGATCGAGGAGGGAAACAACGGTCAGGGGCTCGACATCTACGCCCAGCAGGCCGCGCAGTTCCAGCGTCTTTCGGAGGCGATCGCGGTCTCGACGCAGGCCTACTACCTCCGCCCCCACTCCTCGCAGGTCCGGCCCGAGGCGGCCGGGGAGCGACGAGCCACGGGCTCGGTAGAGGTCCGGCGGATCGGCTCCGCGGTCGGGAGCCTGACGCTCATCGCGGGCACGCGGCTGGTCGTCCGCGAGCGCAACTCCGACGGCGTGGAGGTCGACGGCGTGACCTTCGCGACCTCGGCGGACGCGACGATTCCCGCGGGAACGCTCGGGCCTGTGACGGTCCCGGTGACCGCCGAGAGGCCGGGTTACCAGGGGAACGTCACGGCGGAGAGCATCTCGGCGTTCGCCGAGCGCGGGAGGGCGACGATCCCGGCAGCGGTCGTTGGAGCGGCGAACGACATCAGCGACACGCCGATCCCCGACTTCTTCACGCTCGCGATGATCGGCCAGTACGTCCGGATCATCGGAGGCCCGAACGCCGGGACCTTCCCTCGGCGCATCCTCTCGGTGACGCAGGGGAGCCCGAACGTCGCGGTCGTCGATGGGCCGGCGCTCGTGCCGGGCGCGACCACGCAGGTCGAGGTGGAGGAGTTCGCCGACCTCTCGCTGACCGTCTCGCAGCCGACGGCGACGAGCGGAGGGCGTCACGGGTGGCTCGACGCGATCGGCCGAGACCGAGGCACCGGACGAGCGCCCGGAGAGACCGACGAGGACTACCGGCGGCGGCTGGTCGCGCTCCCCGACGTCGTGAGCCCGGCGGCGATCCTCCGGATCCTTGCGCGCATCCTCACGCCGCTCGGGATCGGCTACGCGTTCTCCGAGACCCGCGACCCGGCGACCCTGATCGGGATGATCTGGGACTTCCACGCCTTCGACTACGGCACGTTGGTCGACGGCGTGGTGTTCGCTCCGGCGACCCGGTTCTTCCTCGTCCGCGTGGGCCTCGGGGGGGAGGGCGAGTTCGGGATGCCCTACGACGCCCCCTACCCGAGCAACGCCTACGACGCTCCGGGTGCGGCGCTCAACTTCTACGACGGCTACCCGGCGGAGTACCGCGCCCTGATCGAGGCGCTCTACCAATCGATCGAGCGCGCGCGCGCGGCCGGTGTAGGCTGGGCGCTGGTCTCTGACCCCACCCTGTGAGGACGAAATGGCCGGAATGGACAACGAGGTTTTCAACCTCCTGGAGCGCGCGGCGAGCGCCGACGTCAACGACGCGCAGGCGTTCATCGCTCGCTTCGTCTCGGAGATGAGCCGCTACCAGTTCGCCTCCAAGCGCATCGCCGACCCGACCGCGGAGGTGGTCGGCTCCTTCGTCCTGGGAGGGCTCATCGCCCAGCCGTCGGGCGCAGACGTCGTTCTCTCTACCGGCGTCATGGGGCAGTTGTCCGCGACGCTCCCGCCGGTGCCGGGCCCGCTCGACTCCCCCTACCGGCTCTCGCGCGCGGGCGCTCCGATCCTCGTCTCGATGCCGTCCCCTGGCGTGACGACCTTCTATCTCGTCGAGGCGCAGATGGTCGAGGTCACGACCGCGAGCGCGATCCGGGACATCTGGACGGCACCGAGCGGGCCGTTTGTCCCCCAACTGGTCCCGAAGCAGCGGGAGCGCCAGATCCAGACCCAGATCGTGGCCGGAGTCGGCGGACAGGCACCGAGCCCGAGCGGCGGAGATTGGGTGCCGATCGCCATCGTCCGCCGACCTGGCGGCGGCGGTCCGGTCGCGTTCTCCGACGTCATCGACGTGCGCCCGCTCATCAGCAGCCGACGTCCTCCGATGGTCGTCCGCGAACGCCGCTCGATCATCACGACACTCGCTGCCGGCAACGCGATCGATCTCCTCGTCGAGATGAACGGGCCGCTCGGCGAGCGCGCGGCGCGCGCGGTGGGCCTCGACGTCACCTCGGCGGCCGTGATCAGCCCTGCCGTGGTCCTCGCGGGGAACACGGCCTACCACCTCTATCTCGCTCCGTGGTCGGGCTTCTCGCTCGCTCCACGACAGTCCGGGAGCGTCCAGTTCGATGGCGTCCTGGTCCTCTCGGACGTGCCTCCGACCTCGGACGGAACCAACTCTGCGCTCCTCGACCTCCCGGCACCCTACGCGGCGATCCAAGCCGCGATCGGGAGCGCCTACCACGTCGGGACGCTCGGTCGAAACGCGGCGAACACCGGGTGGATCTACCAGCGAAGCGACAACGCCAGGACCGTCTTCGGGAACTACGCCTTCGCGGCGACCGGCGCTCCGGCTCTCGGCGACTTCCCGCTGAACCTCTACCCGGTTCCCGCGACGGCACGCGCGGTCGACCTGGAGGTCTTCCATGACGGCACGGGAGCCGCTCTCTCCGTCACCAACGTCAACCTCCAGGACACGGGCTCGGCGACGAACCTGCGCAACTGGCTGACCTCCGACGACCGCGCGACTCGGATGGTCACGCAGATCCCGTTCAACCCGGCCACGGGCGTGGACCTCAACTACTCCGCTCCGGCTCCCGCGGGCGGCGGTATCTTCCAGGTCCGGCTCCTGGGGTACACCGAGTGACGGGGCCCAAGCACATCGACCTCCGCGCCGAGCAGCGGAACCCTCCCGCGACACCTCGGCGCAAGCACCTGGTCCGCCGAGGTCGGGTGGTCGAGCGTGACCCGGCGCTGGTCGACGCGATCGTCATCCACCAGACGGCGTGCGTGTTCGGCGCGAGCGAGGCATCCGTGAAGCGGGCGCTCGGCGATCGGCAGCTGGCGGTCGCTCGGCGCGCGCTCGACGTCGGCTGCCACGCGCTCGCGTTCCGCGGCTTCTGGGCCTCGCCGAACCCGCTCCGGTGGTACGTCTGGCACGGCAACGGCTACAACGAGCGGTCGCTGGGCCTGGAGGTCGAGGGGCTCTACGCCGGCCTCGAAGACGACCCGAACACCATCCCCCGAGAGGATCTCGTCACCACGTGGGGCAACAAGCCTCCGATGAAGCTCTCCGACGAGACCCTGGAGGCGGCGAAGGCCGCGCTCCTCTGGCTCATCGAGGAGGGTCAGCGCGAGGGGATGTTCCGGCGCGGGCCTCCGGTCCTGCTCGCCCACCGACAGTCGAACGAGACGCGGAGGAGCGATCCCGGAGAGGCGACCTGGAAGCGCCTCGTGATGGAGTACGGCGTGGGCAAGCTCGGGTGCGTGGTGCAGCCCGAGGACGCGATCGACGGCGGGAGACCGATCCCGTTGCAGTGGTCGGCTCGCGGCGTGGGGAGGTACTGATGCCCGTCGATGGAATGGACGACATCCCGGACACCGGCT